TGTATACATACACAATATTTTCAAAGTTCAGAGGTTTAGAATAAATCTCAATCTGGTCATATTGATCCTCAGGCATAAAAGTAAACAAACTTGTGTTGATTGTGAACATTATATCTTCTCCATTAGGTGCAATTGTTGCTGTTCCATAGCTTGGCTGACTCTTAATCGCTATCTCAGGATTGTTTGTCCCTCTGTCCTCTTCTCCTTGCATCCAGTAACCAGGTGATTCTTTAAACGTAGCTTTTGTCAAACCGTATCCCATTGCCCTATATATAACATTAGGATTAGGAGAAGAAGGATTCGCCTTACCCAACACTATAGTGGGCAACAGGATTCTAGTTGTATAATTCATAGTTGAAATATCGTTTCTAATTTGCTGACTCTGGACCTCAGCTGCGTATCTTTTAACTGTAAATTCATCCGGTGGTATCTCATTAGTTGGCCATCCGGCTGCGATTAGTTTTTCTATCTGAGGATAATAGTATACATCCCAATCGTTAGGTAAGTCCTTTCCACCACTTGTTATGTTAATAAAACCGTAAGATGGTTGTTTTAGAATCTCTACATTCCATACTTGTGAGTACTTCAAGTAACCACGAGACGATATAAGATATACTGAGTTACCAGATTGTACCTCACGAAGATAATTGCTAGTGGAGTACTTTGTATTCTTGTCAGGGAGTATGCCTGTAACAACGTCCATTTCAGAAAGGTTATTCTCATTAAGTTCAGCCACCTCGTCTTCTGTTGTTGTAATTCTTATTACAACTATAAAACTTTGTTTTTTATTGTCATCTGTATATCCAACAACCGTATGCACTCCCCTATATTGTTTATCTTTGTAATCATTATTCAATAGTGTCCCCGTTATGCTTCCATCATTATTAATAATTAAACCAGAAGGAAGAAAAGGACTTACAGTATACCTAGTAAAGATATCGCGAGCAGCTTGTGTAAATGTTACACGAATATCAGTAGAGTCTTTTCCAGGAACATTAGGTAAATACATTGTTATCTCAGGACTGTAAACAATAAACTTGGGCAATTCTTCATCATAAAACCATGTATCTTGATTATACGTATCGGTATTCTCTCTTGTGCTACGAGTAATAGGAATTACTAAATCTGGTGTAGAAACGTGAATATTACAAATTTCGGAATAACGTAGCATATTTTTTCCACCCATGTATCCATGGTTAAAACAGTAAAGAGACATTACATGAAAATCTCCGTTTACAATAATAGAAACGTTTCCATAGTAAAAATCATATGAAATACCGTTCACTATCTTGGTAAACTTGTTTGCGTCTTTTCCCGTCAATGTTATTAAATGTTCTTTTCCATAATTTAATACTGCTATAGGATGCATAATAGGAACATTGATAATATCATATTTTCCGTTGTATACACCATACTGTTTAACATAAGTATCATTATTGTTAAAGGCCCAAACATTCTTATTTTCATGTTTAACTATATTCATCAAGGAAACAGGCTGAATACACTCTAATTCAAGTAAAGATAACGATTTATCTATATGACTATTAGTGCATGTTCCAGAGCGCAAATTATCTACTATAGTTACAGCAAGACCATCGCAGTTATTTCTGCACCCATCAATACGTTTTCGTAAATGATTTGACATAAAGGAACTTATTTTCATAGAGGGTGATTTGTCAGATATTTTTACAACATTCGTCGTTGTTTCCATTAATTCTTGTGGAGAATAAGAACTTGTATATGTATGACGCAAAGGTCCTACGCAATTAGGTGACGATTCTTTTATTCCACCCCTTTCTCTCTTTTTGTGTTTGACGTTGGTTGTGTAATAAGTCTTAAAGTTAGGTATATCTAATTCAATAGGAAACATAGAATCTACATACTTGCGTATTCTTATCATATTCCCACTATAATTTTTATTTAACCATTGCATGAGTCGTAAAAATTCAACATAGTCTAATTTATCTTTATGTTTCAATGCAAACGCATTCATCAATGTTAATAAACCGTCTTCAGAAATATCTAATTTCAACAACTCTAATGCCCTTTCCAACTCTTGAATTGATAATAACTTATCGTTGTTTTCATCTGCAACAATGTGAAAAAAGATACTATTGTGGTTTCTATTCTTTCCTTCGCTAAGAATAACTTCTCTATAAGACTCAGAATAATTTCCGATGCTATCGGTTACTGAATATTTTACATAATAGCGTCCGGGTTTTGTTGTGTCTATTTTATCTGTTCCGTAAGTTTTTACTTTGTCTGTCATATCACCCTCTCTTACATGTCTAGCTCTTACTCCGGGATCTTTATACTCTTCAAAAATTCCTGGTTGAATACGATAAGGATTTTCCCCGAGTATCTCAATTCTAGGAAATAAGGTAAAATGTTTATCTGGAACAACATCAACGATACGACTAATTATATCGTGATGACCTAAACTATTTGTTACATAATATGTGATGATATATGTCCCCACAATATGCATTTTAGGTTCTATTCCTCCTTTTTGAACAAGTATTGACAAATCACCATCTCTATCGTCAAATGCAACAAACCCAGGTTCAATAAAGTTAGCAACACTATTAACTTCAACTTTCATTTTTTCTTCTCCTTTCAGCGTAATCTTTGGATACAAACTTTCTTGACTATCATCCATACCTACACTAAGACCATCGTCATCATCTTCTTCTATATCCTCTTTTACAGTTTCATCTTCAGATGGAAAAAAATGAGGTTGTCCTCTTGCTTTCATAGGAACTACATATCCTTTATTTCTTACTCTACGTAAAGCTTGTTTTGCGTCATTTACATTATCATTTTTATAAGAAAGTATTTGTCCCTTTTTGTTAGTAGATGATTTACCTATAGCTAGGTTCTTTAATTCGGAAGTTCTAAATGACGACTCAGATGGAGAGATATATTTCAAGTTTTTTCCACTATTATCTCTTAGGTTTTTTGAAGATTTATTAGCTGTCACCTCACGATGATACGTTCTTCCCAACGAAAATGTATTTCCATCATCACTAGAACCAAACTTTTCAGGCTGACCATTTGATGCATTGGTAATACCTCTATTCTTGTTTTCTACAGTGCTTGGGGTCTGACTAGTAGACATTGGACCTTTTATAGGTGTGCACACATAACTTCCTCCGTTGTAGGAAATGTTGCAATATTGTTTGTAGGCAATGCTTGTCATTTATAGTACTATATATATAACAAACTAAAAGAAACAATACTAGTTTTACTATTCTCTAAATTAGATAAACACCTGTCATTTACGCTTACTTGGTAACATTGTATGAATGTTTTGCAGCAGCCTGTTTCTTAAACATAAGATACACGGAACTATCATACACATATTTAGGATTACAGGCGGATGGTTCGTAATCACTTGCATTGAAGACTGCGCGGAAAGGAGTAGCTGGGATAGTGGAAATAGTGGCTTCTTTCGCGCGCGAGTTATTCCATGCGTTTCTTAATTGAAAACGTTGTCTAGAAAAAGACATTTGACGATCTGCGAGACCGGTCGGGGTTCCCATTTTTCCTTTAAAATCTCCCGAGGAGGTAGTAGACATTCTAAAATGCATATTATATATATTAGACATATAAAATAGTTATAACTATCATCCAGTATAGCTAATAACACAAAGTGAACTCACGCCTAAACTTCTTTTGTTGTGCTGGATATTATTATATACTCAAATGCTTATCGTGTAAATCAACAATTCGCTCTTATCTGACCAGCTCTGATGTATTTTACAAGTTTTTAATACATAGGGGAGAGTAATATATAATGGTTTGCTAGCAAAAATAATAGAATTGTTTTCAAGACAGTCACTTAGCTTGTTGCTTATTTTTCTGTTTACGTGGTCCGGAAAGCATAAGTTACTTACATATACAATATTAATTCCCCTACATATGATATCACATACATCTCCCTCAATAATTTCTATTCTGTCTTTTAAAGCTGGCTTTTTGGACACTTTTAACAAAGCGCTTTCTACTCTCTCGGAAATTAATTCAATTCCAACTAGTCTAGGTATATCTTTATTTACATCTGCGAGATGCAGAAGCAGTGAACCATCTCCACAACCTAAATCATAAAATGTTGCGCCTTGCATAATATTTTTAGGTATGTGTGTATTTAACTGCACCACTCCTCTTTTCGTGAGTTCTCCATACGTGAAATCATAATCCATATCTTTTAATTCTCGGACATCTTGTTTCGAAATAGAAAATACATTATATTTCTTTTTCTTAGGCATATCTACACGATTATGTTATCTATTTCTTCTATATGTATGATGTATTGATACAACATAATACATATTTATATTGATTTATTTATTGTTTTGTGCTATTTACTTGATTATTTTGTTATCATCCTAGGTGCAATGTTCATAGTAGTAAGTTCTTGGAACAGTAGCTTACAAGCATATGGAATCTCCACATAACTAAAGTCCGATCTGTTTCCACAAGTTTTGCAGTGATGAATGTGTCGCTCGTTATTGTATGATGCAATCATACCACATTTTCTACAAGTATATACACTATATTTATCTGATACGTCATATGTTCTTTCTTTTGTAAACCTTGCGGCACCGTGAGAACACATACAATCTCGTTCCATTTCTCCAAATCGCAGACCACCATCCCGACTTCTTCCTTCCGCAGGTTGACGCGTAAGATTTACCATCGGTCCAATAGAACGACTGTGTTGTTTGTCTGCTACCATATGCTTGAGTCTCTGATAGAATACCGGGCCCATAAAGACAGATGCCTCTATTTGTTCTCCTGTCATAGCGTTATACATCACCTCGTTTCCATTGGACTCGTATCCAACTTTTTGAAGTTCTTCGCATATAGTGGGAACATCTAAGTCCCCAAAACTTGTTCCATCGCCAAATAGTCCAAGTTCTACGAGGACCTTTCCAAGTAATGTCTCCTTAAGTTGACCGATGGTCATTCTAGAAGGAATAGCATGAGGATTGATAATGATATCAGGCTTGATTCCAGACTTGGTGAATGGCATATCTTTTTCAGGAATTATATTTCCGATTGTTCCCTTCTGTCCGTGACGACTGCTGAACTTATCACCGAAGTTGGGTTGTCTCAGGGCACGAAGTCTCACTTTTGCAAAGGTATACCCGTCACCATTTCGGTCCATATAATTCTTATCAATATACGTTTCTTCGTTCGTGCGGTAAACACGACTCTGGTCTTCGTATTTAATGACCTTGGTGTGGTCATTTCTGTTTTCTTTGATAGGAACCACCTTAGAGATGATAACGTCGCGATTTTCAACTAGCATGTTTTCATCCATAAGACCATTGCTGTTGAGTTTGTCGTAGTTAGCAAACTTCATTCCTTTGGTTTTGGAAGGATCAGGTTTACATCTAATCTCTTCATCGCCATTGATTTTCTGTTTGTCTTCATCTTTTTCAGTGTGGTAAATAGTTGCTTGGAATAACCCTCTTTCAATAGAACCTTTGTTGAATAACAATGAATCCTCTTGATTGTATCCCGTGTGAGACATAATAGCCACAATTACATTCATACCAGAGGGAATCTTGTCAAGCTGTATCATGTTCATAACACGTGTATCTACTAAGGGACGAGTAGGACTGCTAAGCACAAAAGCTGTTTTATCCATCCTGTCTTCAAAGTTAGACACATATATTCCCATAGACTGTTTTCCCATAGCACACTGATAAGTATTTCTGGGAGACTGATTATGTTCTGGGAAAGGAATACAAGATGCCAGAATCCCAAACATTGTGCTAGGATGTATCTCACAATGTGTATAATGATAGAACATCTTGTCAGTGTTTCTTTTGAGAAGATCGCGTGGGCGAACTGCTATCAAAACATTCTGTTGTTCATCAGGATCAATATATTCAATAACAGATGATGGAATGTTGATATTGGTTAGCAAGTCATCCCAACCAATATTCTTATTATCAATGTCTGACATAATCTTCTTTGTGATAAGGACATTGTTGTTTTGCACTCTTAGAAGAGGTCGCATAATACGTCCACCTTCATTACATATCCGAATCTCATTGAGTTTGTAGTTAAAGATGATAGAGGTATAGATATTTATGATACCAGAGTATTTACACTCTTTTAACATTGTATAGAGTTTATAGGAGTCATGTGTAATACCTACCCAGCAACCATTAATAAATACCTTGGTGATGTTATATGTCTGATTTGGGTTCAGTATGTCTAGATTTAATACGAGACCTGTTTTTTCCACACATTCGTGAAGAGGATCTGAAATAGAATGTATGGTTACGTGAGCCATATAACTAAGGTTCTTGACGATGCCAACTGATTGACCCTCCGGAGTCTCTGGAGGACATAAGAACCCCCAGGAAGTATTGTGCAGTTTTCTGGGAGGAATGAGTTTTCCACTTTTATCTGTTGGTGTAGAGACACGGCGAGCATGACTTAATGTAGACATATAAGTGAGTCTATTTAACACCTGTGCAACACCAGCCTTGTTACTATTCATGTGTTTGATACCAAAGTCTCCAGTAGACAAAGCTCTCTTAATACCATTTTCAATGGTAGCTGACTTGATGATTTTGTATATATTCGTTTGGTTGATAATATTTTGAAAATCATCCGTGGATTTCCACGAACCAGTGTTGATTTCTCGGACAATCTGTTTTTCCATATCTTTCACCAACTTGTTGAAGTAATTTCTAAACAAATTATTCAGAAGAACACCACACAAATCAATACGTTTGTTGACGTATGAGTCTCTATCATCTTGTTCACATTTTCCAAGACTAGCACAAATCAACTTGTTAGCCATGTATCCAAGGAAATATATCTTCTTTTCTTTGGTAGGACAATGAGGAAACAAGTCGTTGTTTAAAACATCCATTGCAAACTCGTGCTTCTTCTTCTGGCCTTGTTCCTTGTCCATGTTGATAGGAGTATACATGACATTACTAGTGATGTATTGAATACATTCTTGTTGTGTATGATGAGTTCCTGCGTCGCGGATGGAAGCGTGGAGAAACTCTAACATATCCTGTTGATCATCTGTGTTCACATTTAACAAGATATACTCGCAAATCTCTTTGTCGGATAAAACGCCAAGAGCTCTGAATATAACAAATAATGGGAGCGGTTGCTTAACGCGCGGAACTTGAATAGAGATCGGATACCCGAAACCGGTGTTTTTTGAAGAGACAAACATATTAATTTGTTTTGGAGATATGCACTTGTAGTCAGGGATAGACTTAATCTCTGCTGTCCAAGTATATTTGGTATTATTTTTACTGATATTAAAACAATACACTTTGTTCTCAGCAGACCTTTCTTGAGCCAACACAGTCTTTTCTGAACCGTTAATAATGAAATATCCACCTGCATCAAATCTACATTCACCTGTTGCTGTGTGACCAATGTGTGTGTATTGGTTTAGCACACATATGGAAGACTTTAACATAATTGGAATCTTACCAATGTGAATGTTCGGTAAATTTTTGTGATACACTTGACTATGTTCAAGATTAGGACCGTTTCTAACAAGATACTTGATGTGGATATCTACGGTCATAGTAGATGAGTAAGTGAAATTACGTAGTCTAGATTCTTGAGGAAACATTAGCTTGGTGGCACCATTGTTTTCTTGAATTTGTGGACGATAAATATTGAAGTTCTCAAAAGTAATGTCTATTTCAAGCGAAGTCTTTCCACTTTCTTGATCATAATCTTGCTCAGAAGTGATATGCACAGGATTAAACATCTCAATAGTTTGCTCTATTTGGTGATTAACAAACAAGTTATAAGACTCAATCTGATGCCTTACCAGTCTTTGTAGATGTTGTCCCTCAAAATACGTCTTGAGTATTTTCCACGGAGTCTCAATATAATTTTGATCACGCAAGTAAAACTCAGCATCTTCTTTTGAGATCTCTTGACGAACATATCCCTCGTTGGAATATGGCATATCTTTACGAATTGAATTGTCACACATCTCCACAGAATGTTGTTGGCTCATAAGTTGATATTACTTACAGCTGTATAATGTATTCAATTTATGTTTATGTTAATTATTAATAAATATATACATGTTTAGAATGGTTAGTTATTTTTTTAAAATATTTTTGTTTTGATATATCATTAATAAAATTACACGTTATAATGCCATCTAACAACTCAAGTTCTAAAAAAACATTACAAATTAATCCAGAATATTTTAAACAAGGGAAAAGAAAAGGTGGGACTGCCGGTAAAAATACACAAAAGATTTCTAGAAAAAGAAATACTCCAGTAAAACATAACACCATAAAACGCGAGTTAATAAAAAGAATACAACAACATAAACAAAATGAACAAATAGAACAAACACAGAGAAAAAATAAACAAGAAAATACATTGGGAAGTATGACATCTGAAATGGAAACAAATGAATTTAAAGGTGCTGTTAATTATCTTAACGTTCTTGCTAAAAGTAAAAAGAAAAATGAACGGGCGGCAGCACGACAACAACGAGCTGGCAACGTAAACAGAAAGGCACGAACATTAAAAAATGTTAATAGTCAACCGACAAACCCACTTCCTCCAAATGTAAACTTAGAATTACCTCAAGAATTGGCGGTAAATAATCAGTCATTAATACAACCGTCCTATCAAAACACAACTCCACTAGTATTAAATACGTCTATTCCACCAGCTAACATAAATTATAGAATACCATCGCCTCCTGTTATCACACAAGTTCCACCATCACTATTACCACAACCCCAAATACAAACTCATCCAACCAATCCCCAACAAATGTATTATGTAACTCCCATACCGGTTGCACCAGAACCTCCATACAGTAATTTAAAAACGTCTTCTACCAAGCCAACTTACAAACAGTGGACTAGAAAAAACACTTTACGTGTGCCTGACAAAATTAGTAACAATAATATACAGAGTAAACAATCTGAACACACAAATAACAATATGGTATCAAAAGAAAAATTAGGAAACATAAGCGAACGCGAAAACAAGTTACGTATGTTGCAAAGTAAGTTTTCAAGCGCTGCAAATAAAGTCACCGAAGAACCTACTAAAAAGAAAGAGGCTCCCGTAATGGAATTAAAAAGATACTACGAGATCGCTGATGAGAAAAATGGAAATGTTAACATAGTTGGAGGAAAACCACGAAAAAAAATCATTAAACGAACAATCAAGAAAAAATACACAGTTGGGAAGTCTCGTGTTAAAAGACAAGTGTCGGTACTTGTAAAAAATCTTCACACAAGGAAGAAAATTGTGGACGCGAAAAAAGAGCTCAAACAAACTCCAATCAGCGAAATTAAAAAATATTTGAAGGCTCATGGTTTCATAAAATCTGGCAGTGTTGCACCAAATAACGTGTTAAGAGAAATATTTGAATCCTCTATGATGTCAGGAGATGTTACAAACTTAAACACTGCTATTCAACTACATAATTATATGGATGAAGAAAATGAAACATAGTTTGATTATTTTTACTAATATTGTAACTGAAACTGTATCAGTTACAATACATTGATTTGATATATTTGATAATTTATTTGTGTTGATTACAAGTTATTTTGTTATTTACTCACTTACCGTAGATGGAACGGCCACCTTCTCATCTTGAACCCCAGTATATTGCTTGTGGTAATCCAACCAGTTTTCAGGACTGTTCTTCTTTCCACCATTATACACTACTGCAAGATTCTGTGTGATTAACGCTTCTGTTACATTGACACCATCAATAGACACGTCAGCAAGAATACGGCCATACTTATCATAATCAATATTAGACACGTCAACCACCTTGTTCATGACCTGATCCAACATAATCTTTCTGGCCTTCTGTCCACACACCTTTTCGTCAGCATCCTTTGTTCTAATTTCGGGACAATCAATTCCTCTAAGTCTCACCGAAAACCTGTATACTGGACTACCAGTAAACTGAAGAGGAGTGGCAACCGTAATTGTGTCCCCGTCGTAGACTTTAACTACTTTTGCCTTTGAAAAAACAGGTCTAAATACCTCAGTTGTCTTATAACTAACATCAGACCAATCAAATCCAGAAATGTTTGTGCTCTCTACAATCTCACTCATTGTATCAAATCTACCATAACAATAAAGAACCCTTTATATTTGTTTGTAAATTACTTAGGACATTTTCCATAACACTTGTTTTTAAAGTAATAATAGTCGTTTCCTGCTGTATCTATGTCGTCATCATAAGATGGTCCCTGTTGATTTCCGGCTATACACTTATTACCGTTAAGTAAAATGCAACAATCTACAGTAGTGCATTTCTTTTTAGTAAGTTTTTTACATCTTTTATCAATGTCTTCTAAATTGTTATCTCCTACTCTGCAAAAGCTAGATTCGTAACTATAAGACAGGTCTTTGTTAGGATCAGCGCTAGTAACAGATTCTACCTGGATATCATCGTTTCGTCTTTGTTCTTCTTCCACTGAAGTCATTCCTTCTCTCTTTGACTGGTTGGCAGCTTTTTGATTTTCATATTTCTCTATGCTGTTGATATAGGGAAGACTCTCTTCTATGAACATAAAGACACTTCTATCTAAAAGTATGAGAATAATACTTATCATAAGTATAGCCATTAGGAGTTTAAATAAAAGCTTCATCTTATTGACTACAACTATGTAACGTTGATATAAATATACACAACACTATATTTTGCAAAACTTGAATAATCTTATTAATTATACAGTAATACAAATATTAAAAGAAGTGTGTTTACTATTACATAATATCATGTTGTATATTGTGACTACATTTTCAATGATATTTTTAACCACTTGTTGTTTAGGTTTCACTATAGAGTTCCCTTATGGCACAAACTTTATGACGAGAATTAAAAATATTGACCTTACCAGGATTACAGAACAAACCAAAACAGATTTACAATATTTATTTAAAACTACTCCGGTTTTGGTATTTGAAAATCAGAAAATAACACCTGAGGAACAGTTTTTTATATGCAGTTTGTTTGATTCTAACTACACAACACAAATTTTACATCCTTTCTCGGAAACTGCTGTACCTAATACAGAACAAATAGCTATTCGAGGAAAAGGAACTGCTAATCACTTTGGCGTGAATAATGTCCCCATACGAAATACAAGGTCTTTTAAATACACACCAGTTTGGCACCAAGATTTGGTAGGTTCAAAAGATGTTCTTCCTCCTGTTGTAAGCTCCATGTACATGTTAAAAACTCCTAGGTACGGAGGCACTACATCATTTGCTAGTATGGAAGCTGCATACGAGGAAATGTCTGTTGAACACAGAGAGCTTTGTATTAACTTACAATGTATATATTCTTCTTATCATGGTTTATTTGGAGAAACAGACCATACAGGCTATGGTCGTCTTGATAAATATTGGAAAAAAGAACTGACTCCTGAACTAAACGAACAAATGGTAACACAGCCTTTGATAGTGTATCCTACTAAGGAAGACACAAAAAGAACACTCATGTTATCTCCTAACAAAGTATATAAATTTCAAGGCGGAAAAGGTGGAGTGAGTCCACAGTATGCTCAAGAAAAAACAAGATTCATAATGAAAAATTACGTGCTGACTCCAGGAAACATAGGGACGATAAAATATCGTGACAATGATCTGGTTATATTTAATAACCGAAAAGTTATGCACACTAGCTCTCCTACAGACGAATATAACGAATACCGATATTTCACATTGCTTTTCTTAGGAACAAAAAGTCCTTTCCTAAGCGGAACAGAAACCTTGTAGTATGGTATTAAATGTTATTAGTCTAATAAGATTTTGTCACTGTCTGACGATTCTCTATAAATTGAATCAAATATAAGTATATCCTAGGGAGTTAAATAAGTATAAAAGAATAGTATTGGTATATAGTAATGATCATCCCAATTAAGTGTTTTACTTGCGGCGAAGTATTAGCTGATAAATACAGATACTATCTGGAACAGGTAAAAGCTAACAAAATGAAGAAAGGTATTGCCATTGATTCAATTATGTATTTAACTAAAGAAAACACCGATAAAACAGCAGAAGGTGAAGTTTTAGACGAATTGCGTTTAAAGAAAATGTGCTGTAGAAGACACATGCTTACTCATGTGGATATTTAACACTGTATTTTGAATACAGAAGAAGTAGTGTTACCTCATCCAGTCAAATCAAAATAATGTATATGATGTATTTTTATTTGGCAAGTGTTTATTTTAATGTTTACCTAGTACAATAGAATGAGTAAAGCTGGTTCGCGTTCAAGAAAAGTATCTTCTAAAAAACGTCATCATTCAAAAAGAAAGAATGTGAAACGTTCAAACAAGCGATCTCGTAAATCATTTAAGAAGAGTCGTCGTTCTAAACGCACACATCGTTCTCGCAACACACGTAGAGGAACTAGACGTTATCGTCATATGAAAGGAGGAACTGGTTCTTGTCCTTCCAGTGGAAGTTCTTCCGGAGATTTCGGAAGTCAAGGCGGATTCACCATTATTCCTTCACAACTCACTGACTTAGGAAGATCAGTACAATATGGAACAATGGGAGCATATAACGCTGTTAACGGATACGATGCTCCAGTAAACCCAATGCCGTTTAAGGACCAATTAAATAATGGCGATTTACCTGACGATGTTATGTTAAGAGTATAAATATAAAGAATTGTTTTCTTTGCTTATAATGTCTTGGCTGGTCGCGAGTAGCCCTGATTGCGGGGGTGAAACGTAGGTTCGATTCCTATGCTAGGCATTCCCTTCCTGTCAACACCCTGTAATATATAATATTTTCTGTAAATATTATATAATGTTCTTTCCTATCAAAATTAAGGAACTTTGCACACCTGCGAGTGTGTACTTATATATTTCTGCAATTGGGTTAGTGGCATCTATCATTCAAAATGTCATGAATTTTAACAACAACACTTACAAATGTGGAGCTTATGCGATGATTGTCCCCAGTGTCCTTCTCATCTTTTTATTCAAGTTTATTTACATTAGTTTCTGGACGTATGTATTGAACTTGTTGTGCAAAGATAACAACAAAACGCTTGCTTGGTTACTGGTTATTTTTCCATTTTTACTTTTGTTTGTTATTTTGGGACTTCTTATTTTAACATCTGGAAACGTAACTGCATCTAACAGTAACTTGATGATCATCCAGTAAACACGTTTCAATAATAATATATAGTGATATCACGTAACACCATATATTATGCATTAGCCAAGCATTTTCATACCCTTACGTCCTATATTATGATATAAAAATATAAGAAGTATATAATATATAGTTTAGACCGAAAATAAGAAATATGGAAGATGTTTCATGGAAAATTATTAACAAGTATTTTCAAGACAATCCGTATAATTTGATTGCACATCATCTAGATTCATATAACAATTTTTTTGAAAATGACATGAAAAAGGTGTTTAAGGATAACAATCCTTTCCGCTTTATAGAAAAAACAGATACAGCTGGTGACGACAAAGTGTGCGAATGTTTCATATATATGGGTGGTAGAGAAGGAAATAGCATTTATTATAGCAAACCAATCATTTATAACGATGACGAGAAAGAAGATTTAAAATACATGTATCCAAACATTGCACGACTAAGAAGTATGACATACGGAATCAATATTTATTATGATATTGTGGCGGATCTTATTTATTATGAAAATGACGAGAAAAAAGAGCGCACTATTACATTAAACAAAGTGTTTCTCTGTAAGTTTCCTATTATGCTTCACTCTAATTTGTGCATTTTGAAATCTCTGCCAAGTGATACACGATACGAAATGGGAGAATGTCTTGAAGATGTAGGCGGCTATTTTATTATAGATGGAAATGAAAAAGTATTAGTCAGTCAAGAAAAGTTCGCAGACAATATGCTATATATTAAAAAACACAACGAAGATAGCAGTTACGAATATTCAGCAGAAATACGTTCTGTTTCAGAAGATCCGTCAAAACCCATTCGCACCACTTCAGTAAACATTGTGTCCGAGTCTACAAAATATACAAACCATAACATCGTCGTTTTGATTCCCAATGTCAGACTTCCCATTCCCCTATTTGTCGTTATGAGAGCTCTTGGAGTTACATCAGACAAAGATATTATAAAACACTGTATTCTAGATTTGGAGAAAAATAAGCAATTAATAGACTTGTTTATTCCGTCTATTCATGATGCCGCGGGAATATTTACACAACAAAGTGCTCTGAATTATATAAAAGAGTTTACAAAACGAACTACATTAAATGGTGTGTTGGAGATATTAATGGATTACTTTCTTCCTCACATAGGGACAGAGAACTTTATAGATAAGGCATATTTTCTAGGTCATATGGTTTACAAATTGTTACGCGTATACAGTAATATTGACCAACCAACTGACCGAGATAATTTTATGTATAAGCGTGTAGAACTATCGGGAACTCTTATATACCAACTTTTTCGCGAATACTATCTGATATTTAAAAAAGAAGTAGAACAAAAAATAGATAAGGAGTTTTACTTTCATGATAAAGAATACAAGAAAGGAAAAGAAATTGTTACAGTAGACGACGCAAAAGTTGTATCTTACCGTAAAAACTTCACAAGTCTCATTGAAGACAATCACGCTGCGTTTTTCAAACCAACTACCATTGAAAAGGGCATTCGTATAGCATTCAAAGGAAACTGGGGAGCTACAGACCAAACGAAGAAAATTGGAGTTCTTCAAGAAATGAACCGTCTTTCAAACCTTTCTGTGGCTTGTCATTTACGAAAGTTTGTCTTGCCACTTGACCCTACAGCAAAAGTAACCGGACCTAGACTATTACATGCAAGTCAGTGGGGATACATAGATCCAGTAGACACTCCTGATGGTGGAAATTGTGGGCTACATAAACATATGGCTATCTCCACTTATGTTACAAGCGGTTCCTCTGCGTCTCCTATGATAAAATGGTTACGAACTAAGACTACTATGAAACTATTAGCAGAATGTAATTCTGATACGATTGCAAGTTTTACAAAAATGTTTGTTAATGGAAACTGGGTGGGTGTCTTAGATAATCCATTAGACACTATCAAATTATTCAAACTTTACAGAAGGTCTGGACTCATTCCCGCATATAACAGTATATCTTTTATGTATAATGTTAACGAAATTCATATTTACACCGATTCAGGTAGGCTTACACGTCCATTATATTATATTGAAAATGGTATGATAAGCTATGGAAACTCTCCCAAAAATAACACTATTCTAAAAAATCTAATGGATGATAAGTTCTCATGGAATGAGATTGTAAATGGTTTCAAAGACAAGAATGAAGATTTCAATAGTATTAATTTAAATGAATACCACGATGTAGGTGATGTTTATCCAACTATTAAAAAAGAAATGTCGCGAGTGGATAATATTCAAGAATTTGAGCGTTTGTTTTCAGGAAAATTAGCAGTAGTAGACTATCTAGATACATCGGAAGAGAGCTCTCATTACATAGCAACCGTTCCCGAAGATTTACCAAAAAGCAAATACTACAGTCATCTTGAAATCCATCCGTCTCTTCTTTTGGGAATACTTGGAAACTCCATTATTTTCCCAGAACAAAACCCTTCTACACGTAATGCATTTTCCTGTGGACAATCCAAACAAGCCGTTTCTATGTATCATACAAATTTTCAAAATAGAATGGATAAAATGGGCGTTGTATTAAACGCTGGTCAAGTTCCACTTGTAAAATCTAGATATTTGAAATATATTAATAATGAACGTGTGCCTTACGGTGTAAACGCTATTGTGGCAATTATGTCGTATACTAGTTACAATGTTGAAGATGCTATCTTAATCAACAAGGGAGCTGTAGATAGAGGACTTTTCAGAACTACGTATTACACTACATATGAAGCACGTGAGGAAAGTTCCAAAATATCCAAAGAAAACGTGGATATGAAGTTTGCAGACGTGTTAAAGAATCCAGAAGTCCGTGGAGTCAAACCAAATCACGACTATGATTCACTTAACGAATATGGACTCATTGTTGAAGAAACGGAAATGGATCCTATTGTGAAAAAAGCTGTTATTGGCAGAATTGTGACATCTTCTGATATAACACAATCTGCATCAGACGCATCTGTTTTCCCGAAGAGAGGACAAGTAGGAGTTGTAGACAAGACATTTATGACAGACGGAGAAGAAGGAACTCGTATTGCGAAAGTTAGGATTCGTGAAGAAAGAATACCAGCTATAGGAGATAAGATGGCATCACGCGCTGGACAAAAAGGAACGATTGGTCTAATCATTCCCGAAAAAGATATGCCATATGCAAGTGACGGAACTGTCCCTGATCTTATTATTAATCCTCATGCAATTCCATCTAGAATGACTATCGGGCAACTACTAGAAGCTCTCATAGGAAAAGTAGACACGACACTCGGAGGATTCGGCGACTGCACTGCATTCACTATGAAAGGAGCAAACACAGAGGCTTTTGGAAAAATACTCACACACAATGGATACCATTCTTCTGGAAACCAAGTGTTATACAGTGGATTCACCGGAGAACAATTAAATGCGGACATATTCATTGGTCCAACATACTATATGCGACTGAAACATATGGTGAAAGATAAAATAAACTACAGAGCCACAGGTCCTGACGTATTAATGACGCGTCAGCCAGTTCATGGTCGTGCAAATGACGGTGGGTTGCGTATTGGTGAAATGGAACGTGACGGTATTATGGCTCATGGAGCATCTGCATTTTTAAATGATGCTTTTATGAATAGAGCTGATGAATATCATATGGCTATTTGTAATAAAACAGGTGCTATCGCGGCATACAACAAAGAAGCAAAAATAATGTTAAGTCCACATGCAGATGGACCATTACAATTTACAACCACATTAGATGGAAACGTTAACTTGGAAAAAATATCTCATCATGGAAAATCTTTTAGTATTGTCAGGATTCCTTATTCATTTAAACTTTTACTGCAGGAACTTCAAGCAATGAACGTTCACATGAAAATAATTACAGAAGACAACATTGACCATTTAACAACAATGTCTTATTCGGATAACATAAATAAGTTAATGAAAGACAATAGTTCACTAGAAGGCGTGTTTAGTAAACTGAAAACAGATATACGCAGTCAAATGAAAAATGTGGTAAAAGAACCAGTAAAACCTATTCAACAACAAACAAGCACTGTGGTTCCTATCCCTGAAAATAATAACATGGTCGGTATGTCTACGTTAAACCCTACAACCCCTCCTTTAGATAGATTAAAGCCAACAAGCCCGATACTTCCTCCTCCAGACAAAGAGTCAGATTCTAACGCTGTATCAAATAAGGATAAAGAATTAGAAGAAGGTGAAATATTAAGTGAAGAAGAATACGTATCCGAACCTGTAGAAAACAAAGAAGTTCCAGATATTAGTAAGTTTAAACTTGATACTGAAAAAGATCAAGTTCCACAGGTAGAACCAGGAGAAGAATCTACTATGATCAAGGATCCAAATATTCAATCACAGTTTGACGCGTTACCTGAGAAAGATAAAATGAAACTTATGAAAGTGGTTGCGAGCATAGAGAGTGAAGAAGAGCAAGAAAAAAGAAGACAAGAACGCGAGGAACAAAAAAAACAAGAAACGCTTATCAATATAAGCACTGCCAGTATAGATGCAACAAAAAATGAAATGAGTGACAAAGTAGGTGATAACTCAGCCGTAAGCATTCTCAAAGTAGAAAAGGAGAAAGCCGATGAAGATGAAAACAATGAAGATGATGAAAACAAAGAAGAAACGTCCGGAGGTGGAATGAAGAAAACAATTTCATTTGATACATCTTGAAACAACTAGTATCGTGCAACTAGTGAAAATATAATACAAATTGAATTAAAAATATTAAAATATATGATTATATATTAATAGTTTAGTTACATAGCACAATGCAAAACAACAGCAGTCTTATTTCCTCTATCCATACTTCCAGAGAAACATTATTGGACTTGATGTCAGTTCAAGGTTATGACGTATCTGAGTATAAAGATAGTACACTAACAGAAACAAATGCCAAATATGTTAATGAACAGCTAGACATGCTATTTGATAAAAGTATAAAAGAAGATGGGACAATTCATAAGACATATGTAAATTATCACTTAAACAAATCCCTTCGTCCACCATATATTCATGATTTGATAGACGACCTGTTTAACATTGAAGAAGTATTGAATAAAAAAGATACGCTAGTTATTGTTGTGAAGGAAGATCCTCACGATACTATTATCAACACCTTGAAACATTTGTGGGAAAGAGAAGGATATTTCGTTATCGTTCATAGTATTAAGAGGCTTCAATACAACTTACTCAACCACTCTTTGGTTCCACCACACAGAATCATTAACGATGCAGAGTTAGTAGAACTAAAGCAAAAGTTCAATATGAAAACAACTGCAGACCTACCTGATATATCCAGATTTGATCCCGTTTCACTTGCTATCGGAATGCGACCTGGACAAGTTTGTGAAATTATCAGACCTAGTAAAACGTCTATCAAAGGAACTTATTATCGCGTATGTGTATAATTAAACCAGAAATCATAATATAGGTAGTCAACTGTAAAATATATTCGTAATATATACTATATATAAATCAATCAAAATGAGTTCTATTATGGAAAATTACAAACCGGCTCTTTTCTACCGCCAAAAGGCTTATGATATTGAACAAACCTTTGTTGTTGTTCTTAGTAATATTGTTAGCGCTTACATAGCTCATAAATTAAACCCAATATGGGGTCCGTATGAAGTTAGATATAATAGAGAACTACAAAAGGTTCATAAAACACAAGCCGATATTTTTAGTTTGTCAAATGATGTAGATTCTGCCATAGCAGCAATAGACGAAGAAATAGACAAATATATCCGAGAAATAAACGAACAGAAAAAAATAGAGGAAAAATTAAACGGTTACCTGAAAGGTCTTGAAGAAGACAATCCAGGCGCAGCAGGATTGAGAAAAGGAATGACAGATACTTATAAAATACAGTATGCCTCCAATTTTTTCCTGGTTTTAGGTATTTTATTTGGAGCATATATTTTAATTTACATTTTTGGAAAAGGTATTATGAACGGTGAAACGACTCCGCTCGCAAACTCAATTCCAACCGTAGAATTACCCTCCGTATCAACTTCAACCTAATAATTGATTATTAATAGATAATACATATATGTGTGTTCAAAAGATAGATATATGTATCAACTTACATTAGCTTACTAGAAAACGACGTTCCGCATCCACATTTTGATTTTGCCATTGGGTTTTCAAACTTGAAACCTTGTCCCATAATATCCGAAGTCCAATCAATCTCGGTTCCTAGCAGATGCATAAGGCTATGATTACATACGGATATAGTGTAATGCTCTCTCTTTATCAATTCATCTTTTTTGTCTGGAATGTCGTCTGTTGGTTCAAGCATATAATTAAACCCATTACATCCTCCACCCTTCACATAAAAGCGTATATGTGACTTGTTTGTCTCTTTTGCTATTTGCGTGATTTTTTCACACGCCTTTTTTGTTATAGTGATAATTTGCTTTTTAGACATTGTAAACGAATATATACTCGATAGTGTGGTATTGCTAGTATAAAGTAACAATATATAATATTTTTAATAATTATTACGAGGGTAACAGTATATTTTATTGATATACTATATATAAGATATTTAGATGACTAGTACACACGAAACTTCTCTAGAAGCGCAATATAAGTCTGCTTTAAAAGATTACCAAGAAAAGAGACAAGATTTCTACACAGAGGTGTTAAAAAACAAGAAAAGTTTTAACAAGGAATCCCCAAAATACATAGCGTATATGAAATCTAACGAAAAACTCGAACGTCTTGGACAAGAGATCATTGGGGTTCAATCTTCTAATACAGAACATTCATCGTTATATTCTGTGCCAGATACGCAGTCCGACTCTCATTTTCAATTAATGCGCCACATTCATCTTCTTCGTCACGAAAGAGATACAAGTGATGACATGTTGAATAGATATGGAACTATATCTGGAAATGTTATTGTTGCTCAACAATACGCACAATCCGAGCGAATGAAACAAAGTATATGGTTGACCATTTGTGTGTTAATCGTTATATTTGCTGCAAAATCCTTTTTATACCCCCAGTCCTTCGTGGATGTATTTAACACGACTATATTCGGACTCATTATCTTTTTGATTGTTTATGTCACTGAAAATATGGGTGGATATAATATGTTTGCTATTTGGTTATTATTAATGAGTAGCCTTGGCGTATACATATTTAAGCATATGGCCGACAGGCAATAACTTAAACAACAAGATTCCTGAAATAAAATAATATCAATATCAGATTAATGAATTAACGCATATTCGGAATACATTAATCTATACCTATTTATATATAGATATATTTACTATGAGCAATATCAATGAAATAAAAGAAGCAAACCGGCGATTAGGGCGGTATCTAAGTAGCGTTAAGCAACAACAAGCTGCTGACGAAGAAGAGCAGCAAGAGTGGAACCAAACTATTAGTGGATACGACGCTGAAGTAAAACCACTACAGGAAGAGTTTTTAAAAAAACTTAAGGCTTATTTAGAGTTGTCTGATGAGTATTTTAATAAGTATATCCGCTTGTCAAATAAGGAAAATCAGCGTAGAAAGGCTGATTGGGATCTCCAAATGTACAGATATGAAAACTATTGGAGTTACTATTCGTCTCTTCGTTCAGAAGTAAACATGTCACAGGCAAGTTGGGATGCATCTAATAATCAACTAGGTGTTGAGTATAATAATGCAATGAATAGTTGGAATGCTACTTCCGGTGAACTTAATGATATTATAAGCCGACGACAACGAGAAGCCAATGCGGGAATACAAGCTTCAGAAACCAGACGCAATAATTACACACGACAATTTGATTCTGGATATTACGATAAATTAAAGCAAGTACACGAACGCCGAACATATGCTTTGGAAGCCTGGAATCCCATTCCTTCTGGAAATGGTATTCAGCAAAGTTTAAAAGTGCTAACTGGTTGGGGTAGTTACCTAAGAGGCAATCTGGGAGATATAAACAGAACAAATATGGACATCAAACGTGTTTATGTCATAGACGGAATGAATCATAGTTACATAACTGGAATATGTGGAGTTCAGGCATCTAAGATATTTAATAAACCCACTCTTGTGGATGTCGGTTCATATAATGGAAACGGTTCTAAGACAGTAAGCCTTCGCGAGTCTGGATTATTTGTTTCTCCGTCTCCTATGAACTTGCTCCCAAACAACGAGTATAATGTGCAATACCGAATCCGTCACAGCGGTTCTTCTATAAAAGTAAGTCGTGTAGGAGGAGGCAATTGGACAAACAACCTTCAGCTAGCAGCATCTAAACAGGGTTCACCTGATGCATATAACGTATGGGGTTCAGGAGCAACTGGAAATGCAATTTACGCCAACAGACCAGTGATTCCATCTAGAAACAATGGGTATAGTAAACATACAAATTATACTGTGGACAATGTTCCTAAGATGATATGGTATGCCTTAGGTCCTTGGCAAGGTCGTGGTAATAGAAACATCGATGACGTATTTTTCGGTGGACCAGCAGAAACATCTCAATCGGGCAGTTCATATAGCAACGGTTGGAAAGTGTTTTGGAAAACATTTTGGATTGATCCAGAGAGAGTAGACGATAGTTCTTCTAGAGAGTTCATTATTTTTGGTGCATTTGACGATTATGCATATATCTACATCAATGGAAAAAAAGTAGATAGAAAGTTTTCGGCAGGATGGGGAAGATATGGAGAGAGACGTAATCAACTCACACTAAAAAAGAGCGACTGGTTGTATCCTGGAAACAACTTTGTTTTAATACATGCCAAAAACACTGGTGGTCCAGGTATGGTGTGTATGGGTATGTCAAGCGTGTATGATGATGGTCCTCACTGGGACGATATTTTAATTAGCACAAACGAGCATTGGTGGTGTTTTAAGACAAATGTCAATATGAAAAGCAAAGGCACACTCCATTCAGGCACAACAGATGGTTCTACAAGAGACGAAAACCTATTAAATGAATCGTGGGTGCGTGACTTTCACAAGAGAATGATAGATAGCAGAAATTGGATAGGTAAGGTTCCAGGAGCACCCGGAGTTCACGTTCACGACTACGAACCACCTAATGCAAAAGTAAAGTATGTGCGTATTGATTATGCACAACGCCCTTCCACCAAAGCATCTATCCAAGTATCACAATTAGCAGTATACCCAGTAGATAATATGGAGAAAAACGTAGCAGAGGGACAAAAGGCTACAGGTTGGACAGATTTTGGAACAACCCACAGTTATATGGGCACAGACGATAATCCAACAAAAGCAGTGGATGGAACGTTGGAGCCTAGATACTTTCCCAATATGTATCATTCTGATGGTGAAGGAGGGTGGGACAAACAGTTTTTCCAAGTAGAGTTACGTGAACCTGTTAATATTTACAAAATTGTGTATTACGGTAGAAAAGGTGGATGGAATGATCGCGCAATCGCATTGAGAATACGATTGTATGATAAAGATAGAGACCTCGTATTTAGTGGTCCTCCTTTTGGGTCTCAACAAGAAGTTCAGTCTTTTTATTTTAATCATCCTGTTGCCACGGTAGGTATTAACATTCCTCCCAAACCAGTAAGAGCAGAAATGTCTGAACCTCGTCCTAGGTTCCAACCTGAACCGAATGATCCCCCTGTCATGAAACCATACGAAACACCAGATCTAAAACTATTGAGAAAAGTGAAAAAAGCAGGTGATGAGCTATTACAATTAAATATGAAGATTCAAGAGGTGTATAAACGATATGTCACTGACGGAGTAGGCGCAATGTATCAAAACTCTGTTTTGCAGAGAAGAAGAGAACTTCTTAACGGTGTTATGCTTATGTTGAAGGAACGCAATATTCTCAGTTTAGAAATAGACGAGTATAGAAAAACCAGCTACAACCAACATGATTTGGAAAAGCAAGCTGTAGCTAATCAAATATACTATTGGTTATGGGGTTGTATAGCCATTCTTAGTATTGTTATGTTTTTCATCTTTTTCGTGTTTCCAAAGTATTCACAAAACAGTGTGCCTATCATATCTTGGAGTATTATTATTATGATGACGTTATTGACTACAATATACATCGGTGGAAGCATCGCATTCTTATTATGGATATTCATACTCGTGAATATCTTTTTCTATCTCATTCAAAATAGATATGGTGGTAGAATAGAGTAATCGTGTTGTAGCACAAAATAAAACAGTTACATGCAAGTTTTACAAACCTGCGTGTAATGTAATGTAACGCAATAGATATATTTAGAAGTTAAAATTTTATTATTATGATATTATATATCTATATTATCATAATGTTCAACAAAATGAAAGAGAGATTCACTTTAAATGGCGAAACGCAAAAAAATGTGGAGGGATTCTATACAAACTTAAACTTTCCTGACTCAAAAGCCCCTACAAGAAACAATACTCCAAGTGAAGCCGTTTACAAGTCACGAAAACTCTTAGAAATAGATAACGAATTAAAGAGTGACGTAAATGACCTCAACAAACTAGGACTAGAAATCACACGTGGAGTTGGTCAATTACAGGGAGCATCCGATAGATTTCTTGATCAGGCTCAGGAATTAGAAGATAATGAGGATCAATTAAAGATTACGAATCTTGTGATTAATCGTTTATATAGCGATGCAGAGCTTGACAGAAATGTAGGGTCTGTTGGGTTTTTAATGAATTGGGCATTTCGTTGTAATTACACCGAGGTACCTAGACAGCCATCTCCTTTCGGGTTTTATAAAAAATGGAAGTCTCCGTTTGCTTCTTTAACCTACCCCTCACAAATAGCGGGACAAGACCCAGCTAGTTATTATTACAATCAAAACAAGAAACTTACGTATAATGAAGCTTTAGAATATGCCGCACAAACGTCTACCTTTATATTTGGTCTCACGGACGCTGAAATAGATGGAACTGAAGTAAGAGGCACTCTTCTTGTTCCCATGCCAGATAGTACAACTGATACGGATGCTGGCTATGGATTGGCAGACAATTTTAGAATGCGTTCTATAGATAAACTTAATGGTAAACGACTCAACCTGAAGTTTAAGTATGGAACTTATGGAAACACACCTGTTTATAAAGTTATGCAAAACACGGGACCTTCACATAACTACACTGCTCCATCAGGAGATGTTCCAGGGTTCACCTTTAAAGGAACTTACAAAGATGCCAGGGGTGGTGAAGGAATACGAACTATGGATAGATACATGGGAGAGGGCACTATCTATGATGCCGCAAAAGAAGCCAAAGCTAGAGGATACAAATATTTTGCGATGCAGTTTATGGGAGGAGTGTTTAATGACGGTGGACGTAAAAGAGACGTCATGTTCAGAACTGGTGCAATGTGGGGTTCCAATGATTGGACGAAAATTAGGAGTCAAGGTCAGGCAGGGAGTGCACCCGTGATTTATGGTCCAGAAGATAATTCTATCAGAGATACAGTAGATGCACCTTTTTATGAAAAAGAATATGTTCTTGGTGCACAAAACATGAATGCTGTTTACCAATTAGACGACGATGACACGTTCAATCTAGCAAAAGAAGGAAGTGTTAGTGTAGAAAGTGTAAGAAATGTTCCTCAGGCTATTTTACAATCAATCAATGTTAGTTCAAGTCAGTTGGATAAATTACGTAATGGTGGAGACGGTAACATCATTAGTCTTCAAGGATTTTTAAAGAGAAGCATGGCTATTGCTCGTGAACGTGCGCTTCAATACATAGGATTTTACGTGGAACCCACACAGTCTTCTATGTGGAGACTCCATTCTTTTGGCACTGTAGTGAAAACTCCCAATTACCCACAAGAGATAGAAAGACCTGAAGGGTCAACCGAAATATATCAATCGGAAAACGCTATTACTGACCAAGCAGGAATAATGTATGGGAAAAAGAACGTAATTACAACTTTTCTCATCTACGAAAAATTAAAAGATGGAGGGTTTTGGTTAACACGACCTTACTCTCTTTTAAATCAGATAGCATATATTGACGACAATAGCCAAGCTCACAAACTTCCAAAAAGCATGACTAAACCTAAAGATGTGAGAGCTACACAATATAAGGTAATGGGAGACACGAAAAGTGACTATTTCAACGACCCCGAGATAATGGAAAATGAGACTTTGCAGAGCACAAGTATGTCTATCCCCAAATGCAGGGATATTTGTAACAAATATTATGATAAATGTGCGGCATTTTCATTTGTTGGAGACGCGCGAACCGTCGATGGAACCATAGAGCCTCAATGTTCTATTAAAACTATTGATCCTACCACCTTTTCATTTGGAACCGAAGAGAGAAATAACGCAAAACTGTATATTAAGGTTCCACAGGTAGGAACTAATCATACTTGTCCCAAACGCGTTATGTTTGCCCCTTCTTCCTATTTATTTAAAGGATGGTCTATACCAGATGTAGAAGGTGGAAGGGTTCTAGTAGATCAATCAAAATTTAATTTACTTAGTGAACAAGGAAATCCAGTCACTCCCTTTCCTATAAAAAATCCAATGACTCCTCAGACTAGGTGTAATGCGTGGTCTCGTCTTGAAAAAGATAGCGAGGAAATGAGACGCATTCAAAGTGAAATCGCGTCAAAAATAGATAAATATGGCACTGTTATGGATAAGCTAAAAAAATATCACGGAGAACTAAATATGCGTGCAGAACTTAACAAGCCCAAAGTGGATGAAGCAGTTAAGAATTTTCACGATATCATTAACCGAATCGGAAAATACGCAGAAATGGGAGATTTCCGTTCAGATAAACAAAAAGCAATAAACTCTGAAATCACTAGAAAATCGTATGTCTATATTTATACTTTGTGGCTAACCGTTGCAGTAATAATAGTGATATTTGCATTTATGGCTCTTTACAAGCTTGAAAAGAAATAAGTGAAACTGCTCTGATTCTTTATAGTATAATAATTATGGAATCAATTGAGTATCCTTGTTAATTAGTTAATTATTGTGATAGTTTCTTATCACAATAATTCGTGTTCAAATATATTATATTAACATATCTTATATAGACATTATTCATGAATCAACAACGACTTGAACAATCTTTAGGTGTTTCTCCAAATGAAGCACTTGCTGACAGAGGCACAGATATTATCAAAAATATCAAGGAACTCCAGAAAACAGAACAGGCATTGTTTGACCAACTTCAAGCGGGTGCGGCGAGTATGACAATGAGTGAGGATGATATGAGAAAAATTGTAGACAGCATAAAAAATGTAGCAGATACTAGAAACTCCTTATACCTGGAGCTTGAGAAAAACCAACGCTACTACCAGAAAAGCGTTGGTGCATCTCAAAACATTCTCACACAAGAGACAGACGCTCTTGAAATTGTGGAACGTGAACTTCATCGTGCAGAGGAACGTATTGGACTTATTCAGGAACAGAGATCAAACCGTCTTCGTTTGGTAGAGATTAATCGTTACTACGGTGATAAATACAAACATCACACTCTTATTCTTCAGTATGTTACCGTGGTGTTCTCTCTTGTTTTGATTTTGTCTTACCTATACAACCAGGGATTTATGCCTCCATTTGTCTTTACCACTCTCTTTGTCATTGTGGGATGTGTTGGTTTGTACTATATCATTAAGGAATCATGGGATGCATACAGTAGAGACAACATGATGTATCAACAATACGATTGGGCTAAACTCAAGGGTCGTCCTGACGAAGTGGGTTCTCCTAGCACAGAGAAGAATCCTTGGGAACAAGATATCAAGCAAGACCAATGTGTTGGACAACAGTGTTGCAGAATTGGACATACCTGGATTAAAGCTCCTCTCAATAAATGTTATCCTAATAGCGAACTTAGAAGCAATGCTGATATATTGGCAGCTTTCCCAGAAGGATATCCTGCCTTCAATATTTCACAAACGAGTGGTGAAGACCTTCCCAATATGGGAAGCGGTGTTCTTGGTAGCACACAAACCGCTCAACAGTTCTCCATTGCTATGTCAGGAGGATAAACCTCATTCATGCATTTAGAAAAACGAGCGAAGGTAAAATATAGTTGACTTATGGGGCATTAGGCACAAGATAAAATAACATCATAATATAATAGATAACTTATATTATGTGGATAAGAAGAAGCGATTGTGATAGAAAAACAAAAGCTTTAAGAGAACAACATCGCAAGCAAAATGCTGCACGGGACAGAAAGGCCGCAGAAAAGCGAAGTACCGGGTTTGCACGATTTTACGAAAGAGCTCGGAGAAAAGGAGCGGAGGTTTGTGGTGCACAGTGTCAGCGCGAGAAAAAAATTACGGAGCTTCGTCAAATATACGAAGTGAAAAAAACAAACGAAGAAACGGCTGATCAACAACTACTTACCGCACACAAAAATTGGATTACATATGAATATGGACGAGACAGATGGAAACAAATACAGACTGATAAGTTTAGGGAGGAAGCCGAAAAATGGAAAAAGAATACCCGTTCTAACTGGTTTAAGTCATTGAGAGAAATAAGAGAAGATATAGATAACTATGGAGAACTTTTTAATACTCTAAGAGAACTGGAAGATTTTTACAAACGAATGATTATCTCTAATGAAGTATTACAAAAAGAATACGATGCCGAAAGAAACGATATTGTAACAGACGACCGAAAAGCATTCTATGAGATGCAAGGATCAGATGAACTTAAATGGTGGTATTACTGGATGAAATGGTTATACATATTTATTATCATCGCCTTCATATTGGCTTGTTTCTTAACACCCACCACTTACTCGTGGAAAGTAAGAATTGCCCTCATTGTCGTGTTACTTGTATACCCGATGGTGATATCCTATATTTCACTCAGTTCTTTTGCCAGTATTCGTGCAGCGCTTCAAATGTTACCTTACAATACATACACTACTAACTTGGGCGTAAGTGAACCTAACCCTCAAGTAAAAGAAAAAATAGAACCCACTACCAAAAAGTATCAGATACCGAATCTCAGTGATGGATTAGCTGGATCGGCCGCGAAAAAATAAATCTTCTATACGCTCATATCTGTTTCAGCGTCTCCATAGTGGAAGATTCGTTTAAAAAGTAAACAACTAGAGGATCATTCTTGTAGTTGTGTATATAGTAAATATTACGTATTCCCGATGCACAAAGAAGTTTCATACAGTTTACACAAGGATAATGTGTAATGTATGCGTCCGCGCCGTTACAACTAACTCCACGTTTCGCACAATCTGTAATGGCATTTTGTTCGGCATGAACCGTTGCTTGTTCATGTCCATCTTCCACTTTTGATTCATGAGAACACCCAGGGAGAAACCCATTGTATCCTTGCGAGACAATACGGTTATCTTTCACTAAAAGACACCCCACTTGTAATCGCTTACACGGAGATCGAGTAGCAGTTACATCTACAATAGTTTTAAAGTATTCCGTCCAGCTAGGACGCACACGCTGTTGATTAGAGTCTGTATCTACGTCGTTCTTCATTTCGTGTTATACAGAAGAACGACAACTCTTTATTATCCTATGATATATAAATGTTAGTTACTTCTTTAGTAACATTTGTACTGTTGATTCCAACAGTAAAATCGCTTTTTTTACCAGTATCTAAACCTCTTTCCCGTAACAAACCTCACAAAATTGACATATTTGACAAAAATCTGGTGGTTTGGTGGAACAACAAAACAAAAAAATGGTGTGCCACGGATGATATGTGTCTTCACAGACAGGGTTCCTTGTCTAAAGGAGTTATCACAAAAAACGGAGATATTAAATGTGGATACCACGGTCTAGAATATGGTGGATGTGGAACATGTAAACATATGCCCTCCAGCATAAGACCACTTAATTTACACTTAAATGCTTACGACATAGTGGAAAAGCACGGAATGTTGTGGCTCACCGATAACGACCCTGAAGACACAGATATAGTAGGTACAATGATGAAAACAATGCACAGGACAAACTGGTACTGTGTTGATGTAGACGCAGGAACAGATCTACTTTTTGAAAACAGTTTTGATTCTCTTCACTTTCATCATGTTCATCATCAAGCTCTTCCTATGATAGACCGAAATCATCCACTTCCCGCCATACCCGAAGAAGACTGTAACTTGAAATGGTATAATGAATCGGGATTCTCGTTTACAATGGGTCAGGCGCAATTCACTTTTTTGGCACCGCATTTGGTGAAATTTACAGTGAACGATTATTTCAATGTTTGTGCATACATTTTACCCATCTCTGACAACAAAAGTAAATTCATATCTAATCTATTTTTGCCATACGTAAACAAACTCCATAAGTATACGGCAGATAACGTTATCACACTATTTACCCCTGTGTTAAACGGTCTCAGTCACAAAATTTTTCAACAAGACATTCGCCAAATAGTTCCACAACAAAAATATACGGAAAAACACGGAAAACAATACATTACAAATTACGCAGCAGACAAACCTATTCAGTTATATAACAAATGGGTGAACGAATACGGAAAATTAACTGCACCATCCAAGTGATTATGGTATTGGATGATAACAGCATAAACTTACAATTTGTATACATAAGATAATACAAATTGTATTATAAATGATAAGTAGCTATAAAATTATTTAATGACGTCTCTTCTTGTGTGATTTCTTGTGTTTGCGAGATTTGCGCATCTTACGGGACTTGCGGTGCTTTTTGCCTCCGTCTTGTCCACAGTGTTTTCCGCCTTTCTGTCCACAGTGACTTCCGGCACGCCTCTTGCGGCTTTTGCGCTTTTTACCACCGTCTTGTCCACAGTCTTCTCCGCCTTTCTGTCCACAGTGACTTCCAGCACGCTTCTTGCGGCTTTTGCGCTTTTTGCCTCCGGTAGCATCACAAGTATGATGGACACCATCTCCAAAGTTGGCAGCTTTTCCATCGTATTTGCAAGATAATCCATTAATAAACTTCATTAATTTTGCTTGATCTCCCTCAGCAGCTAAAGCTTCAAATTGGGCAGTCTCTTCAGGGGTAAGATCGTCAGGTCCCATTATATATATTTGCTAGATTATATTATTATTTCCCAGTAAGAAATAATAGTATTGTTATTTATCCATCTAGTGTTTTCTGGTCTTTTTTCCTTTCTTTCCACTCTTTCTTTTGCGAGATTTGCGGCTTTTACGCATAGACTTCTTGCTCTTCTTCATTTTTTTCATTTTTCGGGAACGCTTTTTAGACTTAATACCTCCGAAAAGCCTGGAACGCGCCATCATTCTTTTTGCGAAACTAGTTTGTTCGGGCTTGGCTTCGGATTCAAGACTGTTTATGTGAGTATCAATCACACCAGCATAATCTCCAGGGGTAAGGTATTCAGAATACGCACACGCAGTATGCTTGCAATTTTGGGCATCCTCAGGGTCCTGTTGACACATAGGAGACTTGTCTTCTCCCCACACACCAGCTTTTATTTGATTGGCTTTGCAACCTTTTCTTCCCTTGGGCGTGTTAATGTCTCCATATGCCTGCGACCATTTTTTACAGTGCATCTTAACATTTTCCCCGCACTTTTTTGAATGTTCAATACGTTCTGGTGAAGCGGTTGCTACCATTATTATATATAAAACAAAGATTATATTCTGTTTTCTATTTCCGTCTTCTAAATTAGACAAGCATAGTCAACGCCTCAGCCAGTTTCTGTATATCTTTTTGTTCAAAAGCTTCGCTAAACGCAGGAAGGGCGACTTGTATCAATCTATAGAAGAAAACAAACAGCGACATAAACCCAACAGTAAGTGCCAAACCGTCCATAGTTTCTTTTTTACTCATTTTCACCATTATATAAATAAAAGCATATAATATTTGAAAAGAATATAAAAACTTATAGCAGTTTTATTACTAACTACATATCGCAGCTATCTACCAAATGACAGAAAATTGTCATAATAGTGGAAGACTTCCGTGGAGTTTACTTATGGACTCAATACATTACATAAAGAAACCCACAGGCCATGGAATACGGGAAAAGTTTGTTATGACAATAGATGAAATGAACATATACCATTTTGCCAGAGTTATGACCAAGACACTCAAAGAGTTTGCAGAAACGTTCAAGGACGACGTTTCTCCAGAATTAAACCCATTGACGTGGCACTATTCGTACTGGATGTCCAGTTGTGGTGGTCAGGTGGCATACCCAGAGAGTCTTCTTCGTATTTACGTTCTGCTAAACTTAGTATTGATGAATACTGAGATAAACAAATCCACTATGGTAACCGACAACTGGGTATATAACGTATGTGCGGGAGAAGCCGACCTAGGCGAATCTCCCGAGCTTGAAAAAGAGTTCCGTTCAATACGAGACCGGTTGATTTTGTTTTCCCATAAGGAATCTTACACTTTGGGCAACGACCCAACTCTTAGTTGGAACACGTATCATAAGCTCGCACCACTTACCTCAGAACTTGTAGTGGATATACGTTCATATCTGAAAAAGGTGTTTATTTGTCTAATCAGGATTTACCAATGTGAGCGCCGTGGTAAAACGTTAGAGGAGGACCATATCGCTCGCAACATTATGCACATAATTCCTTACGTAGATTGTGTCCATACACTCAGTGATTGTGAAAGCGAGTGTGAACACGAGTATGAAAGCAGTGACGACACTTGTGATTAACGTGACATGAAAATAAGTTTTACACTAAAAATAACACAATATGTTATTTCTAGTATACATCATACACTAACCATTAAACATTAAATACATTGTCTAAGCAAAGTCATCTTCATCCATATCTTCATACATAGAGAAGGTAACATTCGCCCATCCGCGTCCAGATTTCTCGTAATGAGTGTTCATATACTCCACCAATTCTGAAACCTTGGGAACATTGGTTGCTTGATTCGTCTCGCACCACTGCTTCCACTGCTGAGACACTTCTTGTTTGGCCAACATACTCCCCTCCTTCTCAACCACACACTCTTGAATGAACTGTCCAATCAAATCCTGTTTCAATCTGTATTTGTTGGTCTCTGCAAGCACCATATCACAATCTTTCACAACGCCTTGATTCTTAACACATCTGTCCACAAGCAATCGCATAAAGACTGGTGCCCATTCGTGAAGCTTATCGCGTAAGCCAGGGTCTTTTTTGTAAATATACTTGCTTGCTTTCTCTTTCTCACTCAACTTGTCATATACATCCGGATTCTTGAAACAAGATTTGAAATCTACAATCCTCAATCTTCTCCACGTTCCTTCATCTTGCGACTTGATCTCAAACAACGAGTTTGTGCATACCGCAAGCGAGAACATCTGCAAGAAACTAGTGGAGGACTGGTATAACTCTCGCGCCTGAATCTTGGCATCGCCTGTCATTTCCTTCATTGCACCTTCGTTCAATACCATACCTTTAGTCGGCTCCTGAAAGATAGCATATCTCTTACTTTTCAAAGCATACAGTTCAGAAGATGTTCCACCCAATGACTGACGCTTAGAAGTAATGATTCCAATAGGAGCAGTAGGATTACAATATTCACCTAGACAAATAGACATCAGTTCCGTCAATAGCGACTTACCATTACTTCCGCTTCCCTTATAAATGTTGAAGGTCTGTGAAAGATTAGCTCCAATAAGAACCGAACCCAGATGCTCCCACATATACTCCATAAGCTCCGCATCCGGAAACAATTCACTCATAAACGTCATAACCTCACCTTTTATTTTTTTGTTCTCGGACATATTCATTGCATCATCGTCCAAGTAAGGAATATCGGTCGTCATAGAGATATAGTCCAAAGGTCGTCCGTCTCTAAACTCCCCCGTCTGCAAATCAATAATCCCGTTCGTAAACGATAATGTGTATTTATCTTGGTCAAGCTTCTCGCTGAACTCCCTGTCCCAAAATAACTCTGCAGACTCTTTCGCAATATGATTCTTCTGAACATTATTGTGACACTTAGACATTATTTCTGTAAGCGTTTTATTTTTTCTAATCATCCCCTTATATTCGGGGTCGTCAACATATTCTGCGTTCTGCGCCTGCGGCTGTATCACGCTCATTAAATTAATGTGCTCGTTATAATACACTTCATACAAATCTTCCGAAATACCAGATTTTCGGATACGAAGACCCTTATCCAAAACCCAACGATGGCCTTCAAATTCATACCAAGTCATACTACTACTGTTCAAACTAGCACAAATGAATCGTTCACTTGCTAAGTTATATAACACTTGTGCAATCTCGCGATCATTCGGACTTTCTATAGAGATGTTTACGAAATAGCTGAGAGTCTTCTTTTTGATGTTGACATAGTCATCATACGCATACTCCTTCGCCCAATAAATAATGGAACGCGAAGTCAACATATTTCCATCCGTCTTCTTGTCTATCTTGCACCAAGTATCAAACAAAGCAGGAATATCAGCGTAATGAAAGTTCCTCGCTTTAGAACTCACAAGCACCCACGTAATAAACATAACGTCTGAGGTGTTTTTCAAAGCGAATCCCAGACGAATCCAATCATTGTAACTTCCTTCCTCGTAAAACTTTGCAGGAAGAATCTTGGCATACTCGTGAATCTCACTCAACTTGTAGTCTTTGGCATTGTCTTGCATTGTTTTTTCCAAGTAAGTCACCCACAAGTCAAACTCCTCTTTCGTATGAATCTTGTCCATTGGGACAAGCAAAGTAGGATCAACCGATTCAGTGTCTGTCGAGGGACGCGAAATCACTTTCAAATTACCGCTAGGAACAGTCTTCAAAACACGTCCTCCTTTCTTTGCCGGACGACCACGACTATTTCTGTTCTCTAGAATATTTGTGATTTCAGGCTGCAAGTTTACTTCCGGATGATCACGATATCGGATAGACATCTTCTTGTAATTTTCAAAATTACGCTGATAATCTTTGCATCCAATAGACTCCGTGCAAAACTCGTTGTCAGTTTCGTCTAGTGTTACTTTGTATACCCCCGTTAACTTATACGCTTGATTAGCCGGCTTTTTGCAACCATACAACTGCCAGTTAACAAATCCTTTGGATATCCCCTCATCCAATACTTTATCCCACGTGCAATCTTCTTTGAGAGGAAGATCATTAATGAAATCAATATCGTTTGGATTCTCGTTCATTATCTTCAAGACACGTTCACGAATCAAGCATTGCACTGCGCTACTAGCTTTTAAACCAATAACAATATGAATACCATCTTTCGTTACGTCATCGTTAGTTAAATTGACCGAGGGTTTCTCAAACACATAAATATCAAAATCCGTGGAGGCTGCAACGAATATAAAGATTGTCTTCAATACATCAAGATATATTGATATCAAATCCATAATATCACACTCGTTGTGCTGTCTGTTTCGGATATCTGTCTCATACCTAAAATCCAAATCCACGGCTATAGCTCCCCCTTCCCCCAACTGTTTTTCGGTAAGATACTCCGCTCCATTCTTCAAGACAATTTCCCGATGAACATGAAACAAGAACTCGTTTTCATCTTCCTCTGGAATATAATACTTTCCCCCCTTGATATCGGCTTTATTTCCTATTCGTGTATGCGTCGGCTTTTGACCGTCTTCACACCTATGTGCCATCAGATATGCTTTGAGGTCATCATATTGAAGTCTATCTGAACTTTCCATTATATTCATTCTTAATACGTTAGTATGTATATAGGGGACCAGAATATTTAAATCAATTTACAGAATACCCTTTCTAGGAAGAGAGAAATAAACACTAGTAAACTCAGTTAGAAACAACTTGTGTATTATCATATCTGCAATGTCGTCACAGTCAAAAAAATCGTTAAAAAAAGAGGTTCCTGCGAGCGAACCGTCTGTTATGCATATAAGTCAAGACACCATCAAACGCCTAGCGCGTGACGTCAGAAATATTAGAAAAAATCCACTGGACAGTAACGGAATATACTACCACCATGACGAAGAAAACATTCTCAAAGGATACGCCATGATAATAGGACCACCAGATACTATCTACGAAGGAGGGTACTACTTTTTTGAGTTCAATTATCCTTCTGATTACCCAGCTAGTCCTCCAAAAGTAACATTCCGAACAAATAAAGACCGTGTGCGATTCAATCCCAATTTGTACACTAGTGGAAAGGTATGTTTGTCTATGTTGAACACCTGGAGAGGAGAACAGTGGACCTCGTGTCAAACTATATCTACTGTTTTGTTGACTATATGCACCATCTTTACCAACACACCGCTTTTAAACGAACCTGGTGTAACTTCAACTCATCGCGATTTTCGCACTTACCATCGTATCATAGAATATAAAAACATTGAGATCGCAATAATGGATATCGTGAACAAACATTCGCACATCTATTTACCGTTTTTTGATTACTTTTACGAAAACGTCATGGAACATTTTAAGTCCAACGCATCCAACATCCAAGAACGCATACGTATGTTAAAAAGCAACAACTCTGCAAACTTATGCGTGAAAGCACAGACCAGTTTGTATAGTATGTTACATATGCTAGATTATGCAGGACTGGAAACCACATACCAAGCATTTTATGATAAACATATGGGAGTTGTATCAAAATGTAAACCATCTTCCGGTGATGGTGGAAAAGAAAAACCTGCGTTAACAACAAGATCAAAAAAGAAAGCAGTTACCAAAAAAGTACCAAAATCTTCTTCCAAACTCAAAGAGTCGGATTCAGCCCCCGAAACGCCAAAAGAAACAGATATGCTTGATCTGCTTGATTTATTAGAAAGTGACGCGGATAATTCTGTTCTTCCCAGCGATGTCCATTCAGACGAAAATATATTTCTTCTTGAAGATAGTGATACTAACTTGCTGCCTCCACCCACACCCGTGAAAAAAACGAGAGCAAAAAAGGGCAAATTGAAACAAACTATTTAATACTCTCGTAACAAGTTAAATAATAATCTCTATAGTATATAGTGATCGCCAATGAAGTTCTGTGGAACATGCAGTAACATGTTATATTTAAGTATCTCGGAAGAAAACATGGACAAACTCGTCTACTATTGCCGAAATTGTGGCAACCAAGACGAAAGTGCCGAAATCACAGGGTCTATGTCTGTCTCTAACATTCATGTAAACGAAGAAACCTCTTCTATGTCACATATCATCAACAAATACACAAAGCTCGACCCAACACTTCCCAGAATCAACCGAATCCCTTGTCCAAATGCCGAATGTGCCACAAATACCGCCGGAGCAGAAAGAGAAATTATTTATATCCGATACGACGACACCAATATCAAATATGTATATTTGTGTTCTACTTGTGACTTTACCTGGAAAACAAACGAAAAATAATAATTTCGTTATTTACTAATCACTATTTGGAAATAGAAATACTTGGCTATATTCAATATGAATGCATATGTAATTCAAATTGAACCAAACAGCTTAAAGTATTTTCTATTCATATACTAATAGTGAACACTACTATGAAAAATAGCGCTACAAACATCAACGACGATTCAGAAAATGAAGATAACGATAACATAAGTGTTTCCTCTGAAACCAGTAACCAAAATGCAGAAACAGAAGACGTCAATGACGAACAAGACGAGATAGATGATAACGAAGAGGAAGTTGCAGAAGATATAGACAATGAAGATAACGAAGAAAATGAAGTTGACGAAAATATAGAAGAGGACGAAGAAGAATTATCTGACGATGACGTAGAGGATATGGATGATGATGACGACGAAGCAAAACCTCTCAATAAAAAAGGACTGAAGCGCGTAACTGCCAAACCCTTATCGGATAGCCATAGTCTACTAATGGACGCAATGAACATCCAAGACGATGATGATGACAGCGATGATTCCATGTCAGTTGATAACGAACTTCAAATGAATGGCGTTATGGCCGACGACGAGGAATATGACGATGATGACGACGAAGACCCTGAAACCTATTTCCAGAAGTTTGACGAAGAAATCAATACCAATTATCTCCTTGAACAACATCCAAATCAGTTCAACAAAAACTACGACGAGATTGAAATGCTTTCCAATGTTGTGCGTGACGTAAATAACAACATCATTGACCCTCTCCATAAAACCATTCCTTATCTCACAAAATACGAACGCACACGCGTGCTCGGTCAGCGTGCAAAACAGATAAACAGCGGTTCTAAGCCTTACGTTCAAGTTCCAGACAATATTATGGACGGATACATCATTGCACAAATGGAACTTGTCCAGAAACGTATTCCCTTTATTATTCAACGACCTGTTTACGGTGGAGCCAGCGAATACTGGAAGCTTAAGGACTTAGAACTCCTCATGTAACTTATACTAATACCACTTAACAAAAATATACACTCATTGTATATTTTTGTTTACTTATTCACTAACTCATCATGCTCTCCTTTCTATTATATTCGCGACTTCGATGTCAAATGTACCATCTCGCGCCCACTCTACCATATCGTTGCCATTAACAAGAGTCCTAATGTTTGCATTATAATCATCTATCAATATTCGCACTATATTTGCGTGTCCGTTCTCTGCTGCGATAAATAGCATTGTTTCTCCAATATCATTTGTTTGTTCTAAAAGAAGACTAGTATCTCCTGGACGACTATCAAGCCAGTTTCTGACACCCTGTATATCTCCCCGTTCTGCCGCAATGTGTCCCGGCGACGACTCACCGTCGTAATCAGACACCTCAGACGTGGACGAAGGTAGGTCAGGAGATGAACGCCTAGGCGGAGGTGCTACACCTGCTTTCCTAGTGCGTGTCGCCCGTCTAGATCTTCTCTTAGACTTTTTGCTCTTTTTGGATTTTTTTGCTTTTCTAGACTTTCTAGACTTTCTAGATGGCTTGGATTTTTTAGATTTTCGTTTTCTGTGTTTTCGTGTGGATTTTCTTCGTTTGCCTCCCTTATTTATATCGTCGTTAGACATATCCATCTTGTAAAAATGATCTTCTATTTCTTCGTCTGTCATGGGGAGGTCTAATCCCATTTTTGCATAAAAATATTCTCTACCAGCAGAACTAAACTTACTTAAATTGTCTTGTAACCCAGGAACATTCACGTCAGACATGAGTTTCCCATCGTCTACCATTTCTTGTTGTTTTTGTTTAATCATTATAATTAACGTATCTAATTGGTCTCTCTCACATTCTGCCAATCTTTGCTTCAATATTTCATTCTCTGTTATTGCATTATTTTCCATAACGCGGGGAGATCTTCTTTGTCCAGACATATTGTCACTAATATAAGCAAATACTTTATTTTCAACGATAAGTTTTCTTAGTATTCTTGATGTTCTTGGACTTTCCATACTTTTTCACCTTTCTGGACTTTCTGGACTTTCTGGACTTTCTGGACTTTCTAGACTTTCCAGATTTACCGCGTTTCACAGTTTTCTTTTTTCTTTTTCCGCCAAATTTCGTTGACTTTGTTCCGGAAGAAGATTTAAATGACTCTGGGAACACTGCATTGAAACTTTCTAAACTGGGAGTGCGACGAATAGGTATAGGTGTAATTCTGCGTTTCGGGTGAGACTTCTTGTCTAAATCGTCAGTTTCACTTGATTTATAATTACTGCTCGCTCGTAACTTAGTTAGTTCAGATATATCTGTATCGTGAAACGTACTCTTATTATCTTCTTTTTCCCAATCGCTATTTTCTACCGCTACTAATTCAGCAACCATATCCGGCTGAGGATTTTTTAGTTTTAAAGCGTTACGCATAGCAATTCGTTTTTCTCGTGCGAGTTCCATAGCTTTGTTTTTTTCGTCTGCTATCTTTTTCAGACGCTGCTGTTTCTTACGATGTTCTTTCTGCTGACGTTCTATTTCATCATAACTGTACCCACGACTTTTACTTATCATCATTTCAGCGGTGGTAGCTACAGGACTTAATCTATCACTAGATTTAAATGAACTAGATGATGTTTTTTGAGACATATATAATGTACAAACAAAACTTTTGGATTATTCGGGGCATTATATTCTACGCATATAATAAGTATACTAACATACATGCAACTACCTCCCACAGAAAACACACATGTCGGAAAAAGAACACCCATTAAAGTGTTTGTGATGACCGGACCAGAAAGTAGCGGAATCGTAGCATTTAAGCGAATAGTCAGTGGAAAAGACACTTACGAAGGATACTCCTGGGAAATATTTGAAAAAGTATCAAAAATGCCCGAGATAGCTAAAAAATACGATTTTCATATAACATTCTCCGATCCTGGGTTCACTAATTATGAGGAAGTTATTGACAAAATACAACAAGGACATTATGATTTGGGTATCGCCGGTTTTCTGCAAACTGCTGGACGCGAAGATAAAGTTGACTTTACCGCTATCAACAAAATAGATTCCAATGCCATTTTCCACGTAGACGATGAGTCAGAATATGGACTATTTGTCACTACTATTCAGAGTATCGGAAATATAATTTTCGTGATCTTTCTTTTGGGTATTCTTCTCGGAGTTCTTTTGTATTTCGGTAACCCCGGCAGAATGCGCAAAATGGGCGTGACAAATAAAAAAGAGTTCTTCATGAAATCCATCATTGCTGGGATAGCGTCCATGTTCGGCGAGTTCGGATACATCGCGGAAGAGGCAACATTAAGTTACAGAGGTATCTTTATTGCAACGCTTATTATGGTAATTGCCTTCGTGACACTCCTATACGTCCAAGCTAAACTCACTGCTGCACTCATTGAAAAGAAAATAAGCTCCGATGCCAACGAATATAGATTGACAAAGGGTGTTGTATTAGGTCATGAAGGATACGCTGTCGCAAGAAAAATACAGGCTGAGGGAGTCAATATAAAGTTTATCAAAGACCATACCAATGATGAACTCTTTGATTTATACATGAAAAACACTGACAAATACGATGGCGTTGCGCTTTCTTACTGTGACGGATACCCTTACTTGACAATCTACCCACAACTTCGTGCAAGTATTGGGTTCGGCAACGAACCTTCTGGGTTTCCCGTGCGTGAGACACGTCGCGAATTATTGGGCGACTTGAATACGGCCATCTTGAAATTGCGCGACGATGGAACTCTGAAAACTCTTTGTGAAAAATATTTCGGAAAAATGAGTCATGCGTCTAATTTTCCCACTTGTTCGTTGTCTTAAACCATATTACACGCGGTTTTTATTGAGTGATAGTACATTCAATAAAACAACCTCCACCAAAAAATTCTTTTTTTCCAGAAACTTTTCCCATATTTGGGATTTGGACATTTTAAATTTGTCCATTTCAAATTATCGAAAACTTTTGTTGCAAAATTCTTGAATTTTTGGGTTGTGAGCATAATGCTGTAATTTCAATTTTTTGATGAAATTTATTGTGTACATAAAAATTCGCATTATTTTGCAAAATAAAATAGAGGGATTTTTATGTAAGTATATATTAAGAAAAATGATGACAGAAAAATCCCAAAAAATCCCAAAAAATCCCAACGAATATATATGTGAACAATGTGAATACATTACGCTAAGTAAAAAAGATTTCAATAAACATTTATTGACACGAAAACATAAAATACTTACAGATACTTACACAGATACTTACAAAAAACTCCCAAAAAATGCCAGTTTATACAAATGTGTATGTGGAAAAGAATATAAACATCGTCAGAGCTTAAATAATCACAAACAAAAATGTACTTATCAGCCTGAACCCGAACCTGAACCCGAACCCGAACCTGAACCTGAACCCGAACCAAAAGAAACGACGTCTTCTATCAGTCAAGACAAAGTGTTTATGGACACAATGATGCAATTTATGCAAAGTCAAACGAAAACCAACGAAAAATTATACGAGAAATTGGAAGAGGTCACTGTTGAAAACAAAGTGGTTAACAACTATACCACCAACAATTTCAATCTTAATATGTTTTTGAATGATACCTGCAAGAACGCAATGAACATAAGTGATTTCATGGAATCCATCAAGCTTAGTATTTCAGATATGGATTATTTGGGAAAGGCTGGATATGTGGAAGGCGTGAGTCGCGCCATCATAGACAACCTCAATCAACTAGACGTAACAGAACGTCCTATTCACTGTACAGATGCCAAACGTAATTCCCTGTACTTGCGAAACAACGACGAATGGAACAAAGAGAGTGCTGATATGCCCAATATGAAAAAGGTCATTAAAAATGTCACGCAGAAAAACCAGTCTACTTTGTTTGAATGGATGGGTAAGAACCCCGGACACAAGAATCCCATGTCACAGAAGCACAAGGATTATATGACCATAGTGGGTGAAGCGATGGGACCCGGAACAGATGAAGAAGAGTCTACTAGTTACAAGTCTATCATAAGCAAAGTGTCCAGCGCCACCACCATAGACAAACAGACCGGTTCTATGAAACCTCCTGGTTAATAAATAATATCTGGATATTATAGTAACGTTCCTCAAAGTAAAATCACTACTACGTGATGACAGAAACAGGAACCGCGTATAATATTCAGAACCCCTCTAACTTAGTGGTGACCGTTGCAGTAGTTATGCACGGCCGAACAACCAACTTAGATTTAAAACCCGAGGTGGCCACACTATTTGACAACTCACGACTGTATCAATTAAGCGGAAAATTCGCAAAGGCGCGCCAAGTGACTCTTATGTTTACAGGGACAATACCTTACCTAAGAGATAAGTTTCGTATAGATTTGACTGGAAAGACAACATCTGATTTAATGCAGGAATATAAGGACGTGACACTTGATAAATATAAAGAGATTGAAGTAGATGCAGGCGGAGTCCCTGATGAGGGTATGGGTACATTGTATGAACCAATTACATTTGATAAAGTGTTGCAAACATACACCGGTTCTGATTCTGAAAAAAACAGCGACGACGAGTTCGCAAAAATACATTTGATTTCGGTTCATGAAAAAATAGATGGAGGGCTACGATTGGTTTATCCTCTTCCGCATCATGCTAATCAAAACGTTAATCTTTTGTTGTTAAAAGATATTGTTGATATGGCTTCGTATTTTGGGAAGAGTGCTCTTGCGCAACATGTGGTCCACCAATTTCAGCGAGAAGGCATTCAATCTAAAATCCGAAAGCTTAGATTAAGCACTATAATGAAGATTTTGAAATATGTGTTAGGACCGGGCATTTACACAAACATTTTTGATTATTCGTGTTCTGTGTTATCTTTGGAGATGTCCGAAAAAGAAAAAAAGTTTGCACAATATATGAAGGAAGGAGACATAGAAACGGGGGCGACGCGTTCGTATGGCGGACGTCGTCGTTCGCGAAAAATCAAGCGTAATAGAGTTAAAAAAAGAAAAGCGTCCAGAACCCGAAAAGCAGGTATGCAGCGTCCAATCAACGAAGAGCACTCACCAGAGAGAACTGCGACCAACACGTCAGGTACGTCATATAACTACGAGGCTAACATTGAAAATAGGCGTGATGATGATTCTGTCTCTCAATTAGACCTCAGTAACTTAAATATAGATGACAGTCGTGATTCGGAGTCTTCGCGATACAGTATAGCTAGTATGAGTAGTATGGGTGATTGGGAAGTTGAAGACTACGAAGATTTGAACAAAATTCTTGATAAAATTGACCATTTCATTAATTTTCCTAACAGAGAACCCTATTACGATACCATTATTTTGAACCGAGACATAAACAAACTTCCAGTTTATGATTTGCACGGACGTATTCAATGGTTGCTGAATAAGTTGGACAGCGAAAGTGAAATATATCGCACTATGGACAGATCAGGATACAAGCGATATATGGAGGTAATAAATACGTTGAAATCCATTCAAAGTGAGGTACCGAACACGCGCACTCCAACCCCCGCAAATGAAATAGATTTTGGAGCCACTGGCATTCGTCTTGACGAAAAGGCTCTATTTAAACGTATTAGTTCAAATGATTCCTTCCAACGAGAACTGAAAAAGGGTGGACGCAGAAGAACCAGGCGTCGTCGTGTGAAAAAAATACGAAAACGTAGAACCAAAAAGAGATAAACAGTCTTATGTATATAGTAAACAAATATAAAGAGTAATACAAATGTTTACCTGTCATGAGTGATAGGACAAAGAGACGTCTACAGAAAATAGGTAAAGTACTAGTAACTGTGGTTGATATAATAAAGACACTTTCAAAGGATTAATCAAAATGAAGAATTACCTGGCTAACACAGTATCAAACGTAAAGAAGGCTTTGCAATCTTTAAGGGATTGTTTGTATGACTATTATTGTCAGCGAGTTGTATTGTATAAGGAACAAGAACAACAAGCACGTGAAGAAATAATATTGATAGGTATTCCTGTTCATGAAGACTACATTGGATATATCAGTCATCCAGTGACTACTTACAGAACATACGAGACCTATGTATTTTATTGTAGCATTGTCATACGCTTAGTCACTGGTGTAAAATATTTTATTAAACAACATAAAGACTAACTTGTAGTTAAAACAATATACTCTGATATATTTAAATGTTAGATAACGTGTGGAAAGTATCAAATTATGTTTATGATAGACGAATTACATTAAACGAAGCCGTGGGTATATGTACCGCCAATTCATTACTAGGAAAAGCTACAGTAAGTGCTTGTGCTGTAAATGTTTTAACAGTAGCTATTGTAAAATTATTTCAAGAAAAATAAAAATTAAAATAAAAATACACGCTCGTGTATTTTTATTTTGGTAATGACTCTGACAATGTAATTTAATATATATACAGAGTTGGCTAACACTTCCAACGGGCACCGCATTCAATACAACTTACAAAAGTGGTCATCGGTTCATCCGCCGAGCGCGTTTGCATTTGGTAGTATGTGCACTTGTTTGACTTGCATTTTCTGCATGTAAACGTATCTGTGGCTGCCTCAATCTGAGTATCATACTTGTGTTTGTCTCTTTCCATCTTTTTCTGGATATGTGAATCCCATTTATCAGGACACATTTCATAGTGTGTCATAGAAGCTAATACTTGTGCCTCTATGGTTCGGTCTTTGAGTTGTTCAATAATCTTGGGGTCCTTGAGGTTATTGTAAATGGTGCGCATTCTATCTACGTAAAGCTGTACAAAATGAACATTGTCCCATTTTTTCACTACCTTGCGAGTGTTGGCTTCTTTGAGGGCAAAGTTGAATACACCTATTTCCAAATTAGTGCTTTTTACAGGATTGTCTATGAATCCATTAAGTTTATTGCGAACGTTTTGTCTGAACTTGGTGGGATTGGCTATGATCATGATGCCTGACTTTCTTAGTTAGTTAGTATACAATAACACTTACATTTAAATACTTTGGTCATTCAATTTGAAGACATTTTAGATTTATACTAGTTTACATTTCCACTATATAGCTCTCCTCTGATAATTCTGAACATAACTCCTCGCCCGACTCTTCCTCTTCAACAGATGAACCAAATAAATCTTCCTCCTCGTCTTCAGCACTCTCCTCCTCTTCTCCAACACTCTCCTCATCGTCGTCTACTACAAATCCGTCTTTGAGATACCCACCCTCCTTGGTCTTTTTTGATTCTGCGATGTTGTCAAGTTCATCTTCTTCCTCTTCATCTTCTGCCGCAGTGGCGCCCAGATCCTCAAATCCTCCGAAGAGTTTCTCGTAGAACTTTTCCCATAGTTCAGTGTTGATAGATTCTAGGAGAGGTTCACCGGATTCTCCTTTGTATTCGGTGTGACAAACAATTACACAGTTTCCAAAAAATAAGGTGGTGTCGTTTGGTGGAGGAAAATCATATTTGTTTTCCGAATTAGCTTTTCCGGTTGTTTTTCCGTATAAGGATACAATATAAGTTAGATCCTTTGATCTGATTCTCCAGTCCGTTTGTTTTGCGAAGTTGTCAGGGGTCTTGAAGCCGCACTTTTTATAGAGGTCTTCTTCCTTGAACGATTTGACGCACAGGTTCTTTATTGTGCCTGTTTTTTCAACGATAACTACTCCAATATTAGATGTCATTGCTAAGATAACAATATGCAATCGGTTTAAATAGTTTACGTGTGAATATATATCTACCAGAGTGAACCAATGCCAAAATTATACGTGAAAAATTATCATCCTAATGCTATCAAAAAAAGATTGTCTAGTTTACACGATCACTACGTATCCACAAAAATTCGTAAAACTATGTATTCGCCGGAAGGAATATTCTCGGTGAGGAATGATAAGGTCGTAAAACTTGTTCCTCGTGATTTTCCAGTGGAAGATATGGATGATTATCTTCTAGACAATAGCTTTTACTCGGAAACCGATATTCTTTCGCAGATTCCGGTAAACTCTGTTTATACTGAAACAACTGAACTTCATTTTTGTGTGGGGAAGAAGTCTAATGTTCATTTTGTGGTAGAGGGTAATTATGACAAGCAGTCACTTGTAGACGGCACGTGTGGATTTGGGTCGGATAAATATGAGCATTTCAACCCCACGGACTTTTATTTTGAGACGCGGGAAAATCTCAACAATGAGTTAGTTTTAAAAGAAGTTAATATGATACTATCTATAATATAAAAAATGATATTTGGACTAGTGAAGGTGGTGGTGATTTCACTGATCGTCATCTTTATTTTACACAGGATTATTCTGTATATAAAAACGATGTATGTGGATACTAGTCTTGCCAGTTCGGTATTACAAGATTCAAAGAAAATGTATGAAGATATTGCCAAGTCAATAAGCAGCCCGGTAAACAATCCTGATAAAAAAGAAAGAAAAAAGGTGGAGATAGACGAGGGTCAAAACAGCGTTCGGTTGATTCCATCTAGGTCGGAAGACCAGCAAATGAATATTAAGGCAGACCCTTTTCCGGTTCCTCAAAACGCAACTACGTCTGCAATTGTAAATATGAAAAACGAGCTGGCTGATTTTATGGATACTTTATCGCAGTGAGTAAATAGATGGATAGATTTAGTAAATTGATATAAAAGTAGCCACACATTTACATCAATACAATAGTTTGTCCTTAGTTGTCGTATTATCAGTATGAGTTATCTACATAAAAATAATACGAGACATACTCCCGTTGATCTTAGCGACATACCGTTCTTGGGGGCCGTATACGAATCTCGTGGAAAAGAAACGTGTCACAACGCTGACGTAGTGATGTTAATTCCCAAAGGTCGTAGATGTTTGTTGTGGTTTACGACGCTTGGTGTGCAAAATGTATGTTACATGATTGAATGTATGCATGTAAATGGAAACAAACATACACTGATAAAACACAGCAATGCTATTATTATCCAAACGAGTTTCGCGTTAGAATTATCGTATGGTAATGGTACCATTCTGCGAGGCACGTCTTTCCGACACAAAGGCGATAATCTTTGTGCGATAGAGGATGTGTATTACTACAAGGGTGAGAAAACACAAACTATGCCTCTTACGCGACGCCTTTCCATTTTACAACAAATGTTTTCCACGGAAATAAATCAGTTCAAATATTGCAAAACACAGACGGTTTTGGCTACGTGTATAATGCTGGAAGGAACGGTGCGACCAGAAACACTCATTGATACGGCTGAATCTCTACCCTATCAAGTGAAATTTGTCCAATACAGATACGGAAAACGAGGTGAAACGCCGGTAGTGAATGTTGAACTAGATGCTATTAAATCTTACGCGGTTTCCAGAAACAAGAACATTTATGTTCAGCGACCTAACCGTAGTAATCGTCATCTAGAATCTATTGAAGAATTAGTGTTTACTGTGAGACCTGATCTTCAAGACGATGTGTATCACTTATACACTTATGGAGAAGGAAACAAAGAGGTGTTTCATGGATACGCGGGAATCCAAAGTTATGAGGCTAGTGTAATGATGAATAAATTGTTCAGGAAAATCAAGGAGAACGATAACTTGGATGCTCTAGAAGAGAGCGATGATGACGAAGATTTTGAGAATGTAGATGAGTATAAATATGTAAAGATGAACACTGCATACAGGATGGTATGTAAATATATGCCTAGAATCAACAAATGGCTTCCTCAAAAGTTGGCGCATCGCACTCAACATGTGGCCACACTAGAGCAAACAAATGGTCTAGGTAAAACGTAAAATAGTGAATCTAGAACAAATAGATGATAAAACGATAAATAATATTTGTATATATAAGTAATACATTGGTGACAAAATGGATTGTCCTAACTGTAAAACATATGGAGAACACGGTGAAGATTTCCACAACGCGAACAGCAGTATGTTCACTGTTTTTCCTGCATCGTCAAATAGAATGGTGAATTACCCTGCGATAAACTTTAGTGGAAATATGGGGAGTAACCAAATACCTCAGAGTTCTCCAGCATCGTTGTCCAAAGAAATGACCGGAGGCGCGTCCAAATCAAAATCCAAGAAAACACGTCGTGGACGCAAGAAAGGTATCAAAAACAAAAAACGCTGCAAAACGATGAAAATAAAAAATGTTGGCATAATATATAAGAAGGATACAATGAACCCTAGAAAAGATATTCGCGCCGTGAAAAAGCAATTAATGAGACTCACTCAGATTTCTTTCCCTCCTTTATCTGGAAGACGCAGCCGTGCCGCCGCTCGTCGCTCAAGAAAATCCAAAACTTCTAGAAAAACGAAAAAGTCTAGAGGAAGTAAAAAGAGAAAAGGCACCCGCAAACAGCGCGGAGGAACTACTAGTACGGGATACTCTACTGGTGGAATAGCTATTCCGGCAAGTGAACTAAGACTTGCTAACCCCGCTCCCCACACTCCTTACCCTATGGAAGGACACATTTCGCATGCCCGTTCTCTTTAAATATTGAATCACTTCAGTTGACAATTACTGAGCTATTTTGGTATTAACATTAAGTGTTTAATTGTATGAGACACTTACTGAAAATTGCATTGTTTGCTGCTGTTCGTGCAGTAGTAAACGATTCTTCATCATCACTATCTACATTTTCATCTTCGTCACTATCAAGTGAACTGCATTTTTCTCCAGTGAGCATTGTTTGTAATACTGTGGGTCGGGCATCTATGCGTCCCGTTGTAGGAATGTTGCACGTATCGCTTTTTTTGGGACGTCCGCGACCTTTAGATTTAGAGCTGGAATCTGCTACGGATATCCACATAGATGTGTCTGAAGTATACTTCTCACTTGTTGTTTGGAATATCTTGTAGTTATGTTTCTTGTAAAATGTGCGACGTTTATACCACTGGCGAATAAACATATCGTGTTGGTCAATAATATCCACAACAATAGGATTCGTGTGACGCTGTCGCAGTATTCTTCCAACTGATTGTTCAATATCGGTTTTGGGGGTTGCCATAATAAGAGTGGTCAACGTTTTAATGTCCAGTGCTTCGGACGCCATTGCGTAAGTGGCGATAATCACCTTTTTATCTTCGCTTTCCTTGAGTGCAGCCTCTTTCATTCCACCGATATAATATCCCACCGAGGCTATCTTGCGGGAATGAATGGCATCGTGTAAATAAGTCAACAGACTTTTGTTGTGAGCAAGTATCATAATTTGCTGATTGGGATTTTCAACTAACATGTCACTTAAAACTTTCAATATAAACTCGGATCTTTTCGTATATGCGCACAACTTTGATATCATGGAACTGTGCATAACGTCTCCTCGGAAATTAGTGATAATATGACTGAAATCGTCATCGTCTACTCTATATTGAATGCCCCTCACAATAACATCGTGTTCCTGGTCACGCTCGCCTTTGTATACTACATCGCCCAAGAACATCTTGAAGACTTTGGTAGTCCCGTCTTTTCGGTTCATTGTGGCAGACAGTCCAAGCATGTATTTAGACACGATTTTGAAGAGCGCGCATGAAAACACTTCACTTGAAATGTGGTGCACCTCATCAATAATCGTTAATCCAAAACTAGAGAATGTTGTGTCGGGATAATCTTTCATAGACAACGATTGTAACATCCCTAAGACGATGTCTTTATTTTCCGTATCTATTGTGCTTCCCTGTATACGGCCTATACGTGCAGTGGGAAGAAACTGTTGGATACGTTCTACCCACTGATTAAGCAGGAACTCTTTATGAACAATCACCAAAGTTTTCACCTTGAGTTGAGCACAAATATACAAAGATAACGTTGTTTTTCCGTATGCGCACGGGAGTTCTAGTAGTCCTCCACCGCCTTGAACCGTGTTTTTGGTTACGTGTGCAAGGTATGTTTCCACTACAGGAACTTGGTTGTCTCGAAGAGTTCCTTTGAATGGGACGTCAATTGCATCTCCCTGTCCGATGCGCATACGTTTAGCTAGTCCAAACTTATCTTCGCCAAAGTAACGAGGCATATATAATCTGGACCCAGATTCGCGAAAGATGGGAAATTTTTTTGGGACGGCTGCAAGCGAGAACCCGCCTTGTGAGTTAGGTTTAGCCACCAATTCACGTTTGAGTGTTTCAATATCTTCTTCTGGGAACTCAGATTTTAGGATGGAATACCCTTTTGCACCCAGAACGGTTTCTTTAGTGGTTTGAACAAGTTCTGTCGCCGATAACTTTTTCAGCTTTCGTTTTACGGGTTTGGGTTTGGGATTGGATTTGTCAGGTTCCGACGATTCTTTTGAAGTTGCAGGTATCTTTTTCACAAACTTGTCCATTTTTAGTATATGGAGGAATATCTATATGTATATGATTATATTTATGAATGGTGATAAAATAATCAATTTATACGGAACTCCAGAATGGAATAAATTGTTATTTGTCGTTGTCTAATTATTTAATCTCAGCATATAACATATACATCATGCTTGACAAGAAATTCATAATGAAGCATGGCAAAAACATTGCTGTCGGTGCTGTGCTCTGTGCCTATATACTGTTAGATCTATCAGTCCCTGAGATATTTACTTATCATGTGAACACCATAATTGGCCTTGTTTTAGCTTGTATGGTGGTTCTCTGGTCCTTTTCCATATTCCATCCTTTTATTGGTATTTTAGCTCTTGCGCTATTGATAAAAATTATCATTACTAACAGAAATCCCTCTCATTTAGACGTCCCTTCTGCTATCACAGAGACCATGAAAGAAGGAAACGACGACGAGGATGTAGAAGATTTTACCTCTCAAGCTCCTTCAATGGGAGGACCTCTTCCTGATGCTCCTGTCAGCACTCTAGAAGAGGAGGTCATTTCTAATATGGCTCCTCCTATGACTTCAGGTGGAGATGGATTTGGAAACACCCAGGTCGCTCCTGTATTGGCTAAATCTCAAGGTTCTGACCTCAACGAGTAATTTGATAACCAGGTAAATAAATAACTAACAACACAACGAAGTAATATTATGCACACATAATATTACTTAATAATTCAGTAACGGAGCGACTCGCTTAGCTATTTACGTATTTTTTCATTAGATAGTTGAGCAAGAAAAGCATTGCAAGCACTCCACAAATCAAAAGAACTACGATAAATATCCATATGAATACTTGACCTGCTCGTTTAGCCTCTTTTTCGTCGTAAGAAACAGTTACCTGTTCGGTTTCTTCATCTACGCCTACTGGCCGACAGTCAATATATATGTCGTCATCGCCACGACCACGTTTATTGTTTCTATTGACCATACCTTCTTTTATCTTGTTTTCGCTTCTAGTATATGAAAAGAAGTTTAATTTTCGTCCAGGCGCACGAATTGTTTCTGTCACTTCCTCGTTGTCTAGGTCAAATAGTTTTTGGATTTTTTGCATATCTCCCGTTTTAATGGCCTGAAAGGTGTCTATGATAATATACTTATCCTTTCCCTTTGAATCTTCTTCTTTGGCTTCGTAGTAGGAGCCGTTATCTGGAAACAAGTTGAGTAATGACGTTCCCTTTATGTCTGTTGGTTCGTCTCCTTCATTGGGTTGAAAGTTCACTATATTGTCTATTATCTCGCTTATCATCTCGGTGCCAGGGGTAATTACTTCTCCTGTGACAAAAGGGATAATTACTGTTAGGTCGTCGTTTACAGATCTCTTAGACTGTAGATGAATAGACACAATACAATCGGGGGTTTTGCTGTTGATAACTAAATCAATAGCTTTGTAAAAGCTAATGCGTGTAGGTGTAGAATAGGAATACGGAATAATACCAAGTGTAAGGGCCTTTTCGGTTTCTTTGTTGTAATTAAGTGGATTGATACTTATGACTCCTCCCTTCTCTGTCTTTTTCCAGCGAATGGAAAAGGAGTGTTTTTCTTTGTTGCGAGATTTGTGAATAGTGAGTGCGCATTTTTTTCCACATTTTCCATTGGCTTCTGTTTTGGTTAAATTTGTTATTCGTGAATTAGTCATATATTAACAAGACACAAAAAAATAATATAGCAATTATATAATAAGAATATTTATGAAGTTAACTAAAGGTAAATTATCTAAGATTCGCAAGACCAAGATACAATCGCGAAAAAAGAAAGCACACGGCAAAAGATCTCGAAGTAGTGGTAAAACATTAAGAAACAAAAAGAGACGTCGTGGTAAGAATCTGCATAGACGTACACTGAAAGGTGGATTGGAGAAAGATTCCAAGGAAGGTGATAAGAAATCCGCCACAGAAGAGTTAACTTCTGTAGATCCTAAGGTAGAAGCAGAAGTCTCTGTTGTTCCCCCTGCTACTGCCACTTCTGAAGAAACCACACAGCCTCAAGAACCTGCTCAGGTATCTGAATCAACCGAGCCTGTGCAACCCGAGGTTTCTGGTGCCGACACTGTTTCCGAAGAGGCGACTGAAGCACCTGCAGTTGTTCCAGAGGATGCTGTTGCTGAGAGTGTTACTGGTAGCGAACAAGAAACACCTGAAACAAATGAATCTGTGACAGCCTCTGAGACTGCTGAAACCGCTGAGAATCCTGAGACTGCTGAAACCGCTGAGAATCCTGAGACTGTTGAGACTGCTGAAACTACTGAGACTGCTGACACCGCTGAGACTGCTGAGACTGCTGACACCGCTGAGAATCCTGAGACTGCTGAAACCGCTGAGAATCCTGAGACTGTTGAGACTGCTGAAACTACTGAGACTGCTGACACCGCTGAGAATCCTGAGACTGCTGACACCGCTGAGAATCCTGAGGCTGCTGAGACTGCTGAGAGTGCTGACACCGCTGAGACTGTTGAAACAGCTGAGAGTGCAGAGGTAAGTGATGTGTCTGAAGAATCTACACAAGAAGATAAAGAAAAAGATAGTGATAGCGAGGAAGAAAGCGATAGCGACGAAGAAAGCGATAGTGATGAAGAGGATGATTCTCCCGAATCTGTATATACGAATGCATTTGACTTGTTTGCCGATAAGTTAGCAATGAAAGTCGTGAATGAGTTATACGGACAAAAGAAACCCCAAGACCCCATTCCAACATTAAATAATGCTAACAGCAAACTAGCATCAGCATCAGCATCTATTTCAAAAGGAAATAAAAAGGGGGAGGAAGACTCTGATGAATCCGATGAAGATGAAGAATCTGATAAAGATGAAGAGGGTGAAGAAGCAACTCCTTCAGGCGAAGAGGGTGATGCTAGCGAAGAAGCAA